GATCGCTTCGTAAATTGCGGCGTTGGGAGCGATCACGCATCCTTGAGTCCAACGGCGACGGGCGGCCCGAAAGCCTTGAACCAAACGGAACGCAAGCCGCGCGGCCCCGAGAATCGCCGGGATCCTACCGCCAGGGATCAACGCCATAGCCGCCACCGGGGCGACGGCCCGGAACGCTCCGGCCACCGCGCCCGTGATCGATTGCGCTCCGATCACCCTTTCGGCGGATGTATCCACAGAGTGGGCTGCGCGAACGGCACGAACGGCGAGCCGAGCCTTATGCGGGACGACACGCTGACGTTCGCAAAGGAATTCAAGGAGATCGTCGGCCATCTCCTGTGTGATGCCTAGAGGGTCGCCGCACCGGAGGGCCCAGTCATGCACCAGTGGGGCGACGATGCCGAGGTCGGTCTTGCTGACGACCGGCTGAAAGATGGGAGGGACGCTGGCGAGGTCGGTCACGAACCCGGCCGGGATTGTAACCCATCGATGATCAGGAGCCGGAAGCTGGAACCGGAAGGGCTCAACCAACCGGAACGTATCCGTCCCGACGACTTCCGCGATCACCGGGGAGGCGAGCGGCTCGGGCGGGACGGTGTAGGATTGCAGACGAGGCCGCTCAACCGTCAAGTTGGCCGAAGCATTGAGCCCGAAGTAGGGCGGAGACGTGAGGGCCGAGGCTTGCATTCCCGGCCCCATTGTCCACGCCTTTTGCGCGGGCGCGTGCGGATTTTACCCGCGTGGTTTCCCTCGCTCGCCTGTGGTGCGACACCGCCTACGATGCGAGGGCGGGCGTGCCGCATTCGTTCATCGCCGCCTTGCATCGCACGCAAATAACCCGCACCGTTTCGGGCGCGTGAGCCCTGCGCATCATGGCCACAGAACTCGGCGGCTTGCCGAATTGCCGGGCGATATCCTTGTTGCGCATCGACCAATCGACCCGAGTCCCCCACGATGTTGATGCCTTGCGAAGTTGCATCGTATGCGGCGCGTATCGCCTCCGGGCCGAGGCGATGGCCGCGCTCGTGACGTTGAACCGCTTCGCGAGGTCGCTTGTGTATTCCGCTTCCCAGTTGACTTTCGAATAGTCAACGCGCTTTCGCTTGTCGATTACGCTTTCCGCCATTCCAGTCGTCCGGGTTGCAAATCTGTCCACGAGTGGAGCTTGCGATCCGGCCCGAAGACCAAGACGCGCCCACCTGAATCACGAAACCGTTTCTTTGTCAGCACCCGCGCCCCGAGCAACGAGGCCGATGAAAACGAGCTGAAATGGTCCGCTGTTGGGATCACCGTGTAACACCCTGCGCGGGCGTGTTCACCCATGAATTGCAACGCCTTCGGCCCGATCCCATGCGCGGGATCTTGATTGGGTTTCGCTGGCGCTTCACTTTTCAATAGCAATGGTGACTAACAGTGCTTAGAGTTACGCATCTATTAACAAAATGCAAACTCGACACCTGTTTTTGTTCGCTTCCGGCGTCTTGGTGGCGTCGGTCATGGGGATGATCGTTGGATTCGAAACCCTCGGCAATCATGCCGTTGGTGATTCCGGCTTCGGAAAGCTCGTCCCGATCGCCACTGGCATCATCTTTGCCCTCGCCGATCTGGTCCTTTCGTCCCTTCTGATCAACGTCCCCGGGAGGTGGACGTGGTTAAAAACGGCGGGCCTTGTCCTGCTCCTTGGCATCACGGCACAAACCTGGGTTTGGGTCCGGGCGGGTTACGAGGTCAGCGTTCACGAGGCCGACAAACGCACTGTGGCCTCTGCGGAATCCGGGGCTTGGGAGCGGACGTTGTCCGACCTAGAACGCGATGCGGCCGACGCACTGAAGGAAACCCCAGCCCAGCTTGAAGCCCGCGCCAACTGCGACCGGCTCCGTCAATCCATTGCGGCAGCAGTCAAAACGGCGACGGACATGGACAACAACGGGCTCCCGGAGGATGACCGTCTCATCCCCGGCCAGCTTGCCCTTGTCGATTCCCTGAAGGCCGACTTGGCCAATGAGGAGGCCCGGACTGAACGTCTCGCCAAGTCCGACACACGACACGCCGATGCGCTGTTGGCCATTGCCGCCCATCGTGCCGATCGAGGGAAGACGGCGGCCAACGAAGCCACGACCGCCGCCAGCGTCCACCAATTCGTTCGCTGGTCCGAACAATGGGCGCCGGTCCTCGGGATCAGCCAAGCCCGCGCCTTGGAGTTGATTCTCGCACTCATGACCACCGGCTGGCTTGTCGCTCAATACGCGGGCATGATCTGCTTGAATTTGTCGGCCAGGATTCCGCTGACGGTTGAGCCGGAACCGGAGCCTGCGCCAGTCACTCCGCCGAAAAGCCGCAAGCCACGGCCGAAGCCGGAATCCGTCCAAATGGAGTTGGTTCCCGCATCGCCCGCCGTTCAAAGGCGCTACGAATCGCAGAAGCTCTGGCACAATGAGCGCACCGCCAAACGGAAGGAAGCCCGTCAATCCGGCCTCACATCCAAAGAAGCGGAACGCCTGCGGATTGACGCATTGCGCGAACGAGCCGCCGCATGAATCACGGGCCGCCTCCGGGCGGCCAGAACGTCAGCGTGTAGGTTTTGGTTTCCGTCTCGGTGATCACGCCAAGCGGATATCCCGGGTAGTTCGCCATGGTGCCGCCCCCTGCGAGGTGCGTGTTGTAGTTGGCATTGGCGAGAAGTCGGACGGCCTCGAAATCATCGCTCCCGCTTGTTTCGTAGGAGCTAAACGAATAATCCAGGACAATCGGCTCAACAAGATCGAGATACGGGACTGGGCTCGGAGTGAGGTTGGCGTTGACTTGGCCGCTTTGCAGGGTCTCCGGGAAATTGACAGCGTCCCCATCAATGTCGGTGCCAACCCATTGAAACCGTAGGTAGGCGGCATTCTGCTTGCGGCTCCCGACCGTGATATGCTTGCGGAAATTGTAGCTCGCCGTGGCGGTTGGATTGAGCCTGACCGCGATTAGATACGCAGGCGAGGGAAGCTCTGCGCTGTATGAGAACGTCTCTGATTCGTCGCTCTCCGGCTCCCACTTCAGGCGCATCGTCGGCGGATCGGTTGGCGGAATCACGTCTGGATCCTCCTCGGCGCCGGTCACGTAGTAGCGTTTTCCGCCAGTGAGGCTGTAGCTCCACGAGCCATCAATCGTGATCGTCACCGGGGAAATGCCGGTCGGCCCCGGACAAGGGCAGTCGGCCGGGTGGCTCGGCGTGGTCCGGGTCGTGTCCAGATCAATCCCCGCCCCATGCACGTCCGCGTAGGTCAATTCCTCGGCGGCGAGCGGTGCGGTGGAGGAATTGACCTCGGTCCAGGTTGCTTCTGGCCAATCGTAGGTCACGCCTGCGTGATGTTGACGGTTTGATTGACGTAATTCGGCTCGTGGATCGTGATGTTGCCGTCCTCGCAGGTCTGGAGATGCCAGTTGCCGTAGCTGATCTGAATGAACTCAACCGGCGCATCGCTGGTCCGGCGTCGAATCAACGCGATCGTTTTGTAGGCCCGGCCCTGAGTAGGTGTGCCGGTCGTCGAATTGCACGACGCCGCCACATGATCGTTCGGCAGTGAGCTGGCCGTCTTGACCTCTGCACGCTCAAGCTCCAATCCAGACACGTAAAACTCTCCATATCCCTCCGAAACAATCGGATCGGTGCGGATGTCCATGTAGACACGCCCGAAATTCGACGACACCGGCACCGTGATTTCATCCGCGTCGTCCTCGTAAATGTGCTTGGTCGTTCCGCCGATGGTCGGGAAGAATTCGCTCTCACCATCGCCGACACCGGCCGAAACGCAGGGGCCGGAAAGAACGCCAGGGGAGACCCGCAGCTTGTTTGCGGCGCTACCAGGAACCAACGCGAATGCAAGCCCGAACGTCGATCCATCGCCCGATCCATAGAACGCCAGGACGTGGATGTAACGCCCGTCTCCCGTCCGAATTCGCATGTCCCGGTAGTGATTGAGTGACGAGTGCAGACTCTTTAGGCCGCCCGAAACCTTGTTGTGAGCATCCGCCCGCCGCGCCGCAGATTGATGCGCTTGATATTCCGGCGAGAGGACGTTGAGCGGCGCTGGCCCCACCTTGGCGATGGGGAGAATCAACTCTGGCTCTGGTCCTCCGGTGCGCGGCATTTCAGTGCAGTTCCCCTGTGAGGTGGCGGCCCTCGTGACGGCAGATCTTCACGGCGTTCTTGACGCAATCGGGCCGGATGCGGATCGTGGAGCGTCCGGTGGGACGAAGGTAGACCTCGCCGGGGTCGCCCGTTTTGGTCTGAGCAACTTCCACGACGATCAGCGCGGCGGATGCGGAACGGGTGAGGATCGGCCACGACGGGCCGGTTCCTGGGATGTGAATGTCACCGATGGACTCGCGGCCCGGCACACGCTGCTTGACGAACGTCTTGGTGCGCGAGCGGAACTTGGCGGTGATGGCCTCGGAACATTCGCGCTTTTGCTCGGCAGTCCAACGATGTCCGCCGCTGTCAACGAAGGCGATCGGGACGTGCGTGGGCCAATACCACGCGTGGACGGAATACCATCCGTCTTGCGCCGAAGCGGTGGCGAGCGAGAGCATCGTCAGGGCGAGGATCTTGGTGATCATAGGGAGGGCAGGGCGGCGATGGCGTTCGCGATCGTGGTCTTCAGGGTCACAAACGTGGCGAGCTGCTCCGTGGTGTAGGCTCCGGGAGCTTCGGCGTAGCGGATCAGATCGGCGGCTGCGTCGTCGTCTCCGGCGTCCAAGAAAACCTGTGCGCCCCGGAAGTGTCCGTCGAACGGGCCTCGAATCCAACTCTGTTGCGCGGCCCAGGATGCGCGGAGGGTGGCGCGGGCGGATTCGCGCAAAGCTGCGGGCGAAAGATCGACGAGATCCCATTGCCGTTCCACGCGATCCTCAAACCAGACAAGTTTTGGCTCTGCGACTTTGCCGCTCGGCTCGGTCGGCTTGTCGATCTTGACCAGCGGGACGACAACGGGCGGCGTCCAATCATCACCGGCGTCGTGCGGCTTCAGTGAGTCAGTGATCGCGTTGCCGTCGTCGTCGAACGGCAGGGAAACGAGCGCCTGCGTGGCAGGTAGTCCAAAGGTCTTCATATTAGGTTCCGTATGCGATTTCGACTCCACTGATGACTGCGCACCAGCGCCACGTTTCACCAGCGATCCCGGTCACGGCAATCGCCAGCGCGTCATTCGTATCGTCTGCGGTGATGGCAACGTCGGTCAGGTTGTTGTCCTCAGTGTCCGTCACTACCGACAAAATCGACCCAACGAGTGATGTTGTTCCGGCGACGTTCTTGATTCCAACCTGTCGCGTGTAATTCGCAACGGCGGTCCCGTCTGATTTCGCCCCCGTGATCTGGATGAGGAGATTACAAACCTTACCGCTCGGAATGGTAATGCGCGCCGTTCCTCCGTTCCCATCCAACCTCATCTCCGTCGGCGTCGCATTGGTGGTTTTAGTGCAAGCCGTCAGGCGAACGAACTGAGCGTCGCCAGCAGCAGCAAAAAAACATGCAGTGTATGCAACCTGGCCTCGGCGACTCGCCGAGGCGCCCCAGCCTCCGGCATATGTGTAATCGCCTGAAGCAGTTGAATCACGCCCATTGCACACGGCGGATTGGCCGCTTGCGGTTGCAATGTTTCCGTGGGCAAATGAATGAGACCCGCTAGCACCAGCCTGTTGTCCATGAGAAACCGAATACAGCCCGGTTGCAAAACTGTTAAGGCCGCCCAGCACTGCCGAATAGTTGCCTGATGCGACCAGCGACGCGCCGGTTGTTCGTTGAAGTTGAAGATCAACGGCATACTGGCCCCGATTATTGCCCCCAGTGATTGTTCCGTCCGGTGATGGGCCAAGGATAAAAGCAGCGTTCCCTTTCGGGCTCACAACCGCATGGATGTTCGTCGTGCTCCCGTCATCGACTCGGGTCTGGACGTAGACCTGAGAGCTGTAGGTCGTGGCGTCTCCGACAATCAAGGGGCTCCCTTGAGTCGTCGCGCCTCCCGTGCCATCGGCGCGGAGAACGGCGTTGTCTACTGAGCCGGTGGCGACCGTCCCCGCGCCGATTGTGGCCCGCACCGCTGCCGCGTCTGCGTCGTCAAGGATCGTCTCCGCAAACGCACTGATTCCAAGGATTGTCTTCTGTTGCGCCGCCGTGAGGTCGACTGGAACTCCCGTCCCCGCACCGGAAGCCCGCCCCTTGACCGTGGCTTGCGCCATGTTGGCGAGCTTCGCGTTGCTGATGTCGCCGTCGTTGACCGTCCCGCTTCCGCCTGTTGAGATGAATGCCATGGCGTTACGCGGTGACGGTTGCGATGGCGACCGTGTCGCCGAACTCTTTAATCTCCCCGATGTCGTCGATGGCCACGTAGGACGCGACACCGTCGCCTCCGCTGAACTCCACGACGATCGCCGGGTGAGTCAGGGGGTCGTTGAGCCGGAGCGGCAGGATGCCGGAATCCCAACCGGTCTCAGGCGAGCAGGCAACAATGGATTGCGTGCCGATCTTCAGCTTGATCGTTCCGCCGCCGTGCGCTTTGACCTGCCAGGACAACGCCCCGGCAGGGATCTTGAGGCATCGCGGCCCGGTGCCGGTGGTGAGTTTGATTTGAGTGGTGGTCTCCATGGTCAGATGAGTCGGATGTTGTTGCCGTCCTTGATGAAAAGCGGGTCGTCGCCGGTGAATCCCGCGATGCGGATCACGCCCTCGGCGTCCGTGTTGAAGGCTTGGCCGATGTCGGATTGCTTCACGGGCGCGGGCCGATAATCGTTTCCGGTGCGAACCCATACAGGTCCGGGGGATAGGCCGGGGAGCGGGTCGCGGGTTTGGCCGTTGCGGGTCATCAGTGTCCGGGTTTGATGGCGAGACGTGATTGGGTGCGGTGCCGAACCTTCGGCAACATCGCGATTCGATTCCTGGCCTCGGCGGCTTCGTCTTGAATCCCGCCCATCTTGGCTTGCGGCACCGTGCCAATGGTTGAGTTCGCCACTTTGAGGGCCAATAGCGGCAGAAGCGTGAGCTGGCATCGCTCGTCTGGCACCGGGAGGTTGAGCGGCGTGTTGGTGACGTGCTGGACTCCGTAGGTCCGGGGTAGGATGTCCACCATGGCCGACAAACTCAGGCCGCGCGACGGGATCGGGTCAAGCCGGACCATCATCGTCGCGTCAAGGTCGCCGGAATTTACCGAATCGCCCACCGGTTCGAGCGTGTAGCAGGTCGGCACCTCGCGGATCTGCCGGATGTCGGCCGATCCACCGGCGAATCCCCAGCCCGTCCCGTAGTTCGCGAAGGCGTTGATGCTGGAATGATGGGAGTGAAGCTGACGGCGGCCGGTCTCGCGCGGTGAAAGCAACCCGATTTTGCCGTCTCCGGTTTGGTATTCGACATCCCCCGCGATGCGCTCGATTGCGAAGTCGAAGAACGTCCAGCAATCGCCGTAGACCACCGCGTTGACACTGTTGGCCGTGCCGCGATACGGATAAAGCACCGTGGATCGATCAACAACCTCGTTCCAAGTGTTGTCGCCCGCGATGAGGACCGTGGACCCGCGCATTGCGTCCGTGAACACTTCGGCGCTGGCCGTGTTGCCGCCCGGCTCAAACACGCACGTCACCGTTTGCGGATAGGTCGTGGCGAACGTCGCCCGGGTCCGCTTGTAGATCGATGGGGCCAGCTCGAACCAAAGCTGAACCGATGCCGTCAGTGCGTTGGCGAGGATCAAGCGGTGATTGATGGACGCGCCATCCAAGGACTTGATGTCCGTGAGATCGAGAACGCTCTGGATGGCTTGCGTGGATGTCATGCCGCCTCCCGCTTGGCCGACGCCGGTTGAATGATCCCAAGCCCCGCGCGGGCCGCTTCTGCTTCCCGTGTGATCTGCGCGGCGATGTCCTGGCGGTAAAAGTTGGCCGTGGCCATCATCGATTCCTTGGCCAACGGGAGGATGTAGAGTTCGATGTATCCGTTCATTCCGTGCATCACCGCCGCATCGTCTTCGAGGTCGCACGCAGAGTAGCGCGGAGCCTTGACGTTGGCGTTGTAGTCCACAACGCGGATTGCGCTCGGTGTCGGCGCCAGCAACATCGTCAAGGTGATCGCCTCGGCGTCCGTGTGGACGGCGTTGGTTGGCTTCAGGAAGTAGTATTGAGGCGTGCCGGTGGTTGCTAGATCCAGCCCGAATCGAGCGTTGAGCCCAAAGAAATCGCCCTCTTCTTCAATCTCCGTGAGCGGCAACCCCGCGCATCGCACAGGGGCCGCAACCTCCATCACCTCGGCGGGCAGCACGTAGGCGAACTGACTGACGACGGTCGAAATCGTGAAGTCCCGGGTCCGGTAAACGTCGGACTTCGGGGAGTTCCAAGCCGTCTGATAAGCGAGATTCGTTGCGGCAGCCATGCTCTGGTGCAGCATGTTGGAAGCGGTCGTGGACTGCTGATTGGCAGTCCCCCAAAGCACGAGGTTTTTGAACTCTAGCCGCGTCACGTTTCGATTGTTCGCACGAATTGACCTTCGCGCAAGGTCAATAATTAACAGGATAAACCGGAACCCGTCGCGTAGGGGCCGGGGTTGATGATCTGGAGCCGACACTTCACCCTCACGACGGCATGACCTTTGGCCGTGCTGGTCGTCGTGACGGGTTGTTTGGTCGTTGCGGTCGTGATTTGCTGTTGCGGGACCGTCTGCGTCTGCGTCCGAGTCGTCGGATCGGCAATCGTTGTTTGCTTCTCGACGCCGCCCGGCTTTCTGCGGGTCGTCGCGATGTCCGTGGCCTGCCCGCGATTCTCGGAGTTGGTCCGTGTGCTGGAACTGCTTCCAGTGCTCGTTCCGCCCGTGTCGGTCTGCACCTGACCCTTGCCGCTCCCGGCCTGGGTTTCGCGTTGGGTCAATTCAAATCCTTCAGGGGCTGCCATTACGCGATCTCCGTGTAGGTCATGGTTTCAGTCGTCGAGTCCGAACCTGTGCTGGTGACGGTAGATTGACTGTTTGGGTGATTGGCGGTCTGACTTCCCGTCTCGGTCTGCGTGCCAGATACGGTTTGTGCCCCTCGGATTGTGGTTTGCTCGGTCACAACATCCGCCCCCGTCACCTCGGAGTTTTGCACGGTCCTCTCCTCCAATGTTGTGGTCACCGTCGTCGTGATCAGCTCGTTTTCGGTGCGGGTCTCACTGGACTCCGAGAGCGGTGTCAGCTCGGTGGAGACCACGTCAAACGCGTTGAGCTGAACCAAGAAGTCGAACTCGCAATCAACGTAACTGCGTCCGGTCTCATCGACAAAAAACTGGATCTGGATGCCGTGGTTCGTCGCCGCCGCGATCATCCCGGCCTTTGTCGATTCCGCAAACTGGTCAATGAACGAGGTCCATTGTGCTGGGGTGATTGCGGAAGGTTCCAAAGCCACGCCCCATCGTCCCCTTACCCGCGCGGGATGCGAGAAAGTTCAACCCGTCCGGTTTGCGGCGGTTGCGGATTGTGCTAAATCAAAACGGCCTTTGCGCTTTGGGCGTCCAATCAGGAAACCCAGCGTCCGCGTCGCCCGGCTCCTCAAAGTCCATGATGCCGACGCGCAAACGCTCGGCGATCTCTGCGGAGGTTAGGCTGTATTCGGGCGGATACCCCGGGTGTGTGAGGTCTTCGTTCGCATTCCTCAGGGTAAAAGAGCGCTGGTCCCTGAATCGCGCGGCCCGCTCCTTGCGTTCTTCGGGCGTGAAGTTTTCCATCTCGTGACGGATCGCGGCGGCTTGCGCTTCGGCTTGCGTCAGAATCGCGCCAGGACGCCCCTCTCGCGCCGGTTCCTCGGTTCCCGCGTCATCGTCCTCGCCCTTCGCCGATCTTACGCTGTAGGCCGCAAGGAACTCGCGCACGCCCGCCCATTGCTCGACTTGGGCGGGGGTCATAAGTTCGATGCCGGTTTCAAGGAGTCGGGCGACCTCGGCAGAATACGCCCTCTCGCGATCAACTTCGGCGCGGAACTCCCTAAGCTTTGCATCGATGTCGCGGGAGAGTCGAAACGCTCCTTGGTTAATCGTCCACGCCAGTCCGAAGCAAACTCCGGCGACGGCGCAAATGATGGTTTCGATGTGGTCCCGGGCGAAGTCTAGGATGGCTTGCATGGTCATGAAATCAATTCGGGTTGCTCCTCGATTTTCGGGGAGCTGCTCCCCGAATTTGCGGCCTTTGCTGCCGCTTTGTCTTCTCTCGAAAGCGCTTTGACGACATCGGCCCGGACCAGTTCATCGGTGGGCGGCACGTAGCTGTAATGCGCCCCGTTGAAGACGCATCCGCCGTAGTGACGGCACGGGCTCAACTGCGTGCGGCTCACGCCCTCAATCACGTATGGCGTCTTCCGGTCCAGCTTTTGAACCGCTTTGGACTCAGCGACGCGTTCGGCGTAGGGTTGCATGGTTGTGTCAGGAAAGATAATTGTTCCGCGTTACCCGTCAATCCCAGACCGGGACGTTGTCTGAACAAAGGGCCGCATCCACCGCATCAAGCACAATCTGCTTGGCGCGCGGCCCTTCGTCGAAGCGGTAATGATGGCAGTTGGGACAGATCCGAAACGTCGCTTTGTCCAAATATCGGCGGCTCACAAGGGAGAAACACCCGTTGCAGTGGGCGAACTTCTGCGGGGCCTTGCGGATGACGGTCGCCTTGGCGCGGCGCTCGGATTCACGGTCAGTCATTGGGCAAGCCTCCAAAGCATCTCGTCCTTCGCAACAACCCCTTGCTTTTTGAGCCAGTCCAACTCCAACCGGACCATCATCCTCAGGCCGGTTTCACCGTTGGCTTTCTCGTATGCCACGGTTCCGACCTTGTCCGCGATCGGTCCGATGGCGAGCGGGCCGGACTTCAGGGCTTCGCGGATCGCGTGGTGAACCTTGGCCTTTACGGCCATGAGGCGGCGGCTTCTGGGGCGGGTCTTCATTCGTCGTCGTAATCTTCCAAGTCGTCCTCGAACGGGTCAGGGACGGAGTTCTGTTTGTCGTTCATTCCGGTTTGATTTTCAGGATCTTCCCGAGCGCCTCCCAGGCGGTCCCGCGCCGGTAGTCGCTGCACATCCTTTGAAGGTCGGCGGCCTCGCGGCATCCCTCAGCGTGCGCGGCGGCCATGAGTTCGCGGATCTTCCCCACTGTGATCGTGACGCGCTTAGTCTCGTCGGCGAAGGCGGGGTTTTGGGCTTGCGTAGCCTCCCAATAGGTTTCGGATGTCATGACGGCAATTCGAGTCCAGGCCGATACGGGTCGCACCCCGCGAACAGCTCAGCAGTGTCGCACGACGTGCGGGCGTCAGCAACCGGTTGAGGCATTCCTAGCCACCCTCTGAAACCATCCATCCACGCGGCGGCCCGGACCTCGTCCTTGAACTCGTTCGCGTCTTCTCCCCAGCCACAGCGGGCGGCGGTTTGGCCTTGCGCGTAGGCGTCTTTTTCCATGTCGGTCATCGTGTTCATGATTGCGCTCCGTCAAAAGTTACCATTGCAAACGCCGTTAATGCCGCCTCGTGCTGCCGTGTAAACCAAGGCAGTAGCCGCAGGGCTTCGATTGTCTTTCCTCGCTTCAGTGGCGTTGATACGTCGTCCATCTCAATTTCATATCGGGCGTTGGCTTTGCCGGTCGAAAGCGAAATAAAATCCTCCCACTGTGCAACGATTGGATTTGGGTCGGTGCCTCGCGTGAGATTTGCAAGAGAGTCTGGGATTAGGTCTTGAATTGATGTCATGGTTCGTCGAAGTGAAGTGCGTTGTGGCAAATGTCGCAAACAGATTCCAAATCGAACAACGGCTCGTTGTAAATGTGCTCGTAGGTCTTGTGGTGAACCTGCGTAGCTTTTCGAATCAGGCAAGCTTGGCACAAATAATCGTCCCGCTTGAGCACTCTTTCGCGTTTAGCCTTCCATTTGTCGGTGGTGAGATACACCGCGTAATCTTCCTTGCGCAGTGTTTTCTTCTCCTCCCAAAGCCGTTCAATTTCGCGCTCAACACTGACTCGCATCTCTTGAGTTCGGCGAGTTCGTTTGTCGATCCATGCCTGCTGTAGTCGTTGATCCCATTCGATCGCTTGCGAGGCAATAGCCGCAACTTCTCTGTGCGAAAGCACAGTTTTTCCGATGTTCTGAAAACACCTCGAACACCTCCGCCGGTATTGCCGCGTTCCATCGACGCAGGTTTGGAAATACAGGCTGACGGTGGCATGGTCGCAATCAAACTCGGCGGCAACTCTCTCATGAATGGTTGAGAGCGACGCCCGAAGTTCGTCGATCTTTTCATCAATGGTCTGGTCACTGAGATCCTGGTAGTTCATTGAAACGTCGGAGGATTTAGGTAGATACAGGACTGGCGACTGGCGACACTGCCCGGCTTGCTCGGGTTTGCATATCTCCACCCATCGGGAAGTCGGAACACTTGGTGCGGTTGCCATGCTGCGCGATCTCCGCCCAGTTTGCAGACCAGCTCGATGAATTGCCTGACGGCGGCGCTCGGTTTGTTCTCGACAAGGAACCATCCATGGTAGCCTTTGCCTCCGCTCCAAACGACAGCGACAAGCGGCGCGTAGTTGCGCAGGAAATTGATCCTCCTCAAATGCTGGTCCGGGGCATCCTGATCGAAATCCGCCACCACGTAGCGACGGTGAACCACGCCGTTCTTGGATCGTTGCGAGGGCTTCCCGTCGTCCGTCGTCCCGCCCTCCGGCTTCATTGGGCTCGGGACCACAAACGAATGCGCCGACGTGTCGGCCGGAAGTGCACTCATCGGGTGAAGCTTGGCCTCGTAGAGATGCTCTCGGGCCAAGCAAATCGTCTCGTCGGGCCGGAACAACCTCCGAAGGATCGCTCGCGTCCTTGCCTGTCCGTCCATTTGAATCGGCGATTGATCCATGAAATCCGCCCCGCTGATTTCATATCGGTCGTCGATTTGAGCACAGAGACTTGAGTCTGCCGTCGTGAACTGCTCGTAGCCGTCCGAGGATAGCTTCAGGGCCTCGGATCGTTGCAACGCCCGGTCAATCTCGAAGTCGCGGACTTGGCGCCCGCAACCGGCCACAGCGTTGCGCAGAACCTGCTTGGCTTGGTCGTGGGACATAAACGCCTTGAGCTTCCCGGCCATGCCGTAAATCCACAGGTTCACTCCGCCTCCACTGGTGGGGCATCCACTCAGTTGTTGATTGAGCCAATCGGGTGTGTTCGTCATGCGCGTTCCTCGTAGTCCATGGTTTCGCCGTTGAATCCAAGTTTGACCTCTCCGATTCTCCCCGCCCGATTCTTGGCCACGTCAAGTAACAGCGGCATGACCCCGGTATCCTCGTAGGCGCCCTCGCCTTCCTCGGGCGATCTTCGACTTAGGAGAATGACGATGTTCGCGTTTGCCTCCAAGCCACCGGACTCTCGGAGGTCTGACAACCTTGGCTTGCGATCGTCCTTGCTTGCGGATCGGCTCAACTGCGCCAGGCAAATGATCGTCACGTTTAGCTCTTTCGCGATCACCTTTAGCTCGCGTGAAAGGTCGTCGAGTTCTTGAACGCGGTTCTCGCGCCGGTCAGTGCGCAACAACTGGATGTAGTCGATGAAGACGACTCGGACGTGATTGATGCGGACCTGACGCCGGATCATGCTGCGCAGGCGCCCCGCGTTCGTGTCCGGCGAATCATCGCAGAACAACGTCGCTTTTTCGGAGTGCTCCTTTTGCTGCGCAAGTAGGGACTTTTGGCGCCAGCTTTCCATCTCCTCAATCTTGCGCATCGACATCAACGTCTCCATCGGGATGCCGGTTTCCCGGGCCAAGATCCTAGCCTCAACCTCGCCCGCCGTCATTTCAATCGAGATGATCAGCACCGGCACGGCAGGCTTTATCCCTGGCGTGTAGTTCTTTTGCGAGGTCATCCATGACGCCATCGCGGTCAGGAGGGCGCTTTTTCCAACGCCGGTATAGGCCCCGATAATGATCATTTGACCCGGTCGGAATCCGCCGCCCGTCAGGTTGTCAACCTCTTGGAATCCGGTGGAAATCGGTTGCTTGGACCGGCTTTCCAGTTCGTCCAGATAGGCCATCACCATGCCGCGTCCGTCTTGGACTGTGTCGCGTTTGCCGATGGCGAGAGATTCCGCAAGCCGTGCAATGTCTGCGCTGAGTCGCTCCACGACGGTCTCAGGGTCGTCCACCGCAAACGGATCGTTGAGGATGCCGTATCGCGCCGTCAGCTCGAACACCGCCAGCTTGATCCGCTCGGCACGCACTGCGTCGCGGTGCATGTCGTAGGCCGCCCGCTGAACGTCGGTGCATCGCGCGTCTTCGATCAACGAAAGCGCCGCCTCGTTGTCTTTCAGCACATGGCGCAAGGCCGGAACATCCGGGGCGCATCCGTGTTTTGCCTTAAGCCCGTGCATGGTCTCGACCACACGGCGGACAGTGCCGCTGAACTCAATCCGGTCCTCCTCGAACCGATCCAGCCATGTGTCATCGCGCAGCGCCAGAGCCACCAGCGCCAACTCAGAAGGATGGGCGTTCATGCTCGTGCGGCTTTGGCGTATTTTTCGGGATGCGCAAGCGCGTCCGCCCCTTTGGTTGCGATGATCCTCCGCCGAGATTCGGGGAGGCTTGACCACACTGCGGCGGTTTCGACGCCGGTGCCGTTGAGAATTCCGGCCGCCTTGCGCCAGTTGAACGCTGGAGGAGTCCTGAGGTCAATGTGGGATGATGCGGCGGCCTCACGAAGCACCAGCTTGTTCATCTCCGGCCTCTTGCGGGCAAGATCAACGAACCGCTCGCAGTCGGTCCGAAACGATCCCATGGTCACAAACGGCGCCGTGCGCTGCCCGACGCCCCCGCGATAGACCCGATACTCGCGTTGCGTCAGTTCGTTGGCGTAGGCCAAAAGCAGGGACTCCGGGGTGAACTTCTCCGCGCCGCTGTTGAGCGTCGCGATGTAGGCCGTCATCTGATCCCGAGTCAAGCCGGTTTGCTTGACGAGGGGCGCAACCGGGTCGTGTCGCCGCGCTGCGTCGATCTCATCGGTGGTCGGCTCAATGTTCAGAGCGCAGCACGGTGGAAGCTCCAAAGCGAAGTCAAGAAACCCATCGGCATGCAAACCCTGATCCGTTTCCTTTTCCTTATCCTTTTCCTTATCTCTATCTCTGTAGCTATCGTTTACGTAAGTTTTACGTAAAACATCCCTATCCGTTGGGTATGGAATAGGATAGAGAGAGCTATCTTTTACCCATTGATTATGAACGGCATACACCCCGTCGGAATCGTTCCCGATCAGGATTGGAAGCCGATTCTTGATGATGGACCGGACGGCAGGTTGATGCGGCTTCTTCTTGGCGGAGACGCCTCCGGCGTGTTGAAACCCGACGTATTTTGGAAGCCACCATGCGCCGCTCGCAAGACGGACGATTCTTTCGGGACCGGCAATGATGGCGAAAGCCTCCATCGTGAAGGTTGGGTCTCCGACGTATCCCGCCATGAGAACGTCAGGAACCTCGATCACCCCAGCGTGGTCGCATCGGTCGTTGACGAAGCTCCACGCGAGCTTGTGAAAGGGACTCAGCGCGAAGTGCCAATTGTTGTCCCACTTGTCGGTGCAAGTGAACTTCTTCATGGACGCACCCCCAAGGTATCAGACAGGAGCGAGGCAAAGGGCCAAGCTTGATGAAAAGGCGCAAACGTGCGGTTGACCGCACCCGGTGGGTGTGCTAAAGCTTTCATAGGAACTTCAAAAGACCCGGCGTATATGGACTACGAATCCTGCGCCGGGTTTTTTGTGCATGTCAGTCTTGCATGACAACAAACGGGGCGCAAGTGTTTTCACAAAGGGTAGGAATTTGATAAACTTCGCGGCGTTGCGTCACAAATGTTTGTCGGCCCACGCGTCCATGATGGACTGAAGCCGCTCCGTGGCCTCTGCGTCGGATTTCCCGGCCTCTTCGAGGACGTCTTGCAAATTGAGGCGCAACCACCACTCACGGTCGCACTGGTCCTCCCAGCAGTCCTGGCAGATGTCGTAGGTGCCTGCCCCTTTCGCGGAGGGCCATGTGAGTTCGTTCGCCTCAATCGGGCGGGAGCATCGTGGGCAGTTCATAGTGGGCAGTTCATAGTGGGCAGTTCATAGTGGGCAGTTCATAGTGGGCAGTTCATAGTGGGCAGTTCATAGTGGGCAGTTCATAGTGGGCAGTTCATAGTGGGAGGGCGCAGCCGCAGCCGCCCCATTCAAATTCATCGATTGGTTGTTGCGCTTCGATCCGTTCGCGAAGCATCCGCATGGTCAAAACCTTCTTCTGCCCGTCGCCGCTCCGGTCGCTCATGATGGAGTGGTCGCCGACGAGATTGCGCATGGATTCCTCCTCGCGTTCGTGCTCGGCGTAGCGTTCGGGGAATGTGCGGAGTAGCAGGGCGAATTGAGCTTGACCCGCTTTGATGCAAAAGCCTCCGCAATTCGCGTGAGGGAACCCAAAGTCGTAGAGCCTCGGTGGTTTCAATCCCTCGCGCTTCGCCCAGGCGAGCAGATCCCTTTTAGTGAGGTAGGGCGCTTCGCAGAGAGGAGCCTCGTAGCGCCACGGTACCACACGACCCTGGACTCGTTCAAGTCGGTGGTGTTCGTCCCATGAAATCCCGAGGATGACGGTCGTGGTCTCTGGCGATCCGTTGGCGTCGCGCCACTTGTCGAGCAGTTTGCGTTTCAGCACGGCAGAGCATGGGTCGATTGACGAATTCCCGATGATCCGATTCTTGCGCATCACCTCCCACGGAGTCCGCCCGTCTTTGATGATTTCCAGAGGCGCACCAATGTTCGCCGCCGCCTCATGCAAAAACCGGTAGTTGTCCTCGTCCTCAATCAAAGTGTCGGCGAAAAGCAGGACCATCCCATCGGTCCCGTGCGTCTCCGCGCGACGTTTTGCGGCAGCCCATGATCCGATACCGCTGGAAAACATGACGATGGTCTTCAAAATTCACCCTCCCACGCCATCACTTCAGGATTTGCCTCGATCGCGGAGGTGAGTTGATCGACCAACGCGCGGAGTTCTACGACCTTTTCTCGAAGCTCCACGGCCTCTTGGCGCGAGGCTTTCAGTTCGGCGCATGTTGTGGCGAGACATTGGTGTTCCTGCCACGCAACGAGGCATGAGGGGCAGTAGTGGGCCGTCATAGGTCGGCCTCCGGCTGTTCGCGGCGAAGCTCAATCAAGGCGCGGGCCAGGGCTTGTGCGTTGTGCTCCGCAAGGGCGCGGGCTTCCTTTAGTTCGGCTTGCGTCGCCGCCAGTTGCGATTGCAACAAGTCCCACGCCAGGGCTCCGTTTGCGTTAATCTCCCGGAGCTTGTCGCGTTCGGCCTCAACTTTTGCGAACCATCCCCGTGACACAACCGGCCCAATCTCCCAATCGGTGCAGGGTTGCGATTCCATCCAGTTGCCGACGCTGTAGGCGGCCTCAATGATTTCAGGCGGCGGCATTTCAGTGGTAATTTCCATGTTATTCTTCCCCGTAGCACCCGCACCCGTTCTGACAGCCATCACAGGGTCGGTATTTCGCGCGGCAGTTGGCCCCGATCGACTCAAGGTAGAGCCGTTCCTCGTCTGCGGCCGTGAATGGGATCGCGCGGTGTTGCTCACGCCGGATCCACTGGATAATCCTCCACGCGATCACCAGGGCGGTGATGCCGATCATTGCCGTGACCTGGTTCATGCTTCCAGTCCTCCCTTCGCCGCGAACTCTTCCTCGAACCAAAGCCGCACCCCGGCCTTTTTCGCCAGTTTCGTGACCGCCTCGTCTTCGTCTCGACCGTGGGCGCTCATCGCGACAAACCCCGGTTCCGTTTTTCTGGCAAAACTGCCAAGAGCTTCGATGCCGCCGCATTTGCCCTCACCGACGCGGATTCGGTGGGTCCGATACCAAGCCAGCCGAGGAGACGGTGACTCGGGGAGAAGAAACAAAAGCGGGTCTTCAATCGTGAATCCGCCATTGACATCGCCGGGATGTCGTTTAGTTGCTTGCATACTTCGGAGGCCCCCGCTTGCGCAAATGTCCCGTCACGGACGCGCACGGGGGCCTTTTTGTTTTGGTTTTCGACTGCCGGATTCCTGACAGGGAACCTACGCGGCGAGGCTCAACCTGATTCCAGTCGACGGCTTTGTCAACGCTGAAAGAATCAGGCGTTGCTGGAATTTCCAGAACTTCCGGCGATGCCCATGGCCGAAAGTTTCGCCAACACAGAATCAAGGGCGCCGGGGTATTCTAACAGGCGCATTAGGAGCAAGTCGCGAACGGCGGGCTGATCCAGTAGTTCGTTGAGGCCGAGCGTCTGCTTCGTCTCGCCCTCGATCGGGGTGCGCGGTGTCGGGGTGCCGACAAAATTCGCGAGATACATTTCGGCCCCGGCTTTGCGAGCGGCGTTGTCCTCGACCTCCATGGCGGCCCCGGCGACGGTCACCATCTTCTTGGCGTGCATCAGGCCGTGGATCACGTCGGCCAAATTGTCGGGTGAGATGCGCCGATCAATTGCGGCCAACACGTCCTCATGGCGTCGCGCCGGGTCTCGAATGAAGCCCTTGTCGGCCACGCGTCGCCGTCCCCACATTCGGGAACCTTCCGCAATGGCGTTGGCAAAGTCTCGCGCGGCGTCGGGATCGCTGCATTCCTCAAGGTTCACGCCTCCCTGATCCGTCACGAGGTAGAGGCCCGTCGAGTCCGGGAATATCCCCGCCGCCCGCGCCGCTGGCCCCGGCAAGACGACGATTAAACCACCGCCCGGAGTCGCAACTTGATGGATGGCGACGGGAGCCTCGGCCATGCGATCAACCCTCGTGATGCTCGTTCCACAACCGGCACAGCGCCAGGAAGTCGGCGAGCCGGATGTTCTTGCCCCACGACCAATCGTAGATTGTCTTCGGCGACACGGCCAGCGCCTCCGCAACGCCATCCGCACCCAGCTTTTTCGCGCCTTTCACGCGCACCGCCATCAGGGCTTTTACTGCAAGCGGGCAACGATAGCGCACGGCGCGGCGTAGGTGGACAATTTCCACCCATTCAAGGGGCATGCGGCATTGTTTCGGCAGTTCTTGCTCCATTAGGGGCATGGCGCAATATGCCATCGAAAAATTACTGAGCAAGCGAAACAATTGCACTTGCACAATTACTGGAGTGCAGTAAATAGACATCATGCCAGTTGAAACCAAGGTAGCCATTGGCCCGAAAGGGTCGCAACGCGTCTTCACCGTCCGATCGACGGAAAACGCCCTCACCGTCACCATGGAGGGCCGCCCCGGAACGTGGTCCTACCCTCACGCAACCGGGCCGGAGGTCGCCCAAGAGACAGTCGCCCTCATGATTCAGGATCTTGGTCGGGCCTGCTGGTCCGCTGCTGTAGAGACCTGCATTCATTCCACCGCTGCGAGCCTAAACGAACTCCGGTAAGATGAAAAAAACCAAGCTTGAAATCATTAAGCTCGTTGACGGGTCAACCGTCACTACCGGGGACTTTGTCCCGCCGGACTCCTACTTCACGTTTTGCGAGGCTCTCGCGGAAACGCTCTCCGAAAACGACCCGCTCGTGGTCGAGGCTGTCATGGCTGAGATGGAAGAAAGGATGGCAGCATGAAGATGGAAAACCAAACGCCGACGTTCACGCTTGTCCGTTACAACCCGCGACGTAAAGCGCGAGGTGTCGAAGCGGCAAGAGTCAAAGTCACCTGGCCGGCCGGCGACACCGAGGAACTCTGGATGTCCGAGGCCGACCTTCGCAACAACATCCGGGACTTTGGCTCAAACGAGTCGCTGGCCAACGCCCTCAAAGCCTACAAGTCCAACGTCCCGTATCCCCATGAGTAATCTTACTCCCAACCAGTTCCAAATCGGAGACGCGGTCTGGAACATATCAGAGGACGACTTTGGAGACCTCCGCGCTATGTCCGGCGGGTCCGAAGTCCTCGCGACGATGCCAGCCAACGGCTCGATCCCGGATCAAGTAGCCAAGCTGGCTGAAAAGCTCTGCGCATGGGCCTACGCCAAAGGCAAGTCAGAGGGCAAAGAGGAAGTTTGTGCGTCCTGGGAGCAGTTCGCATCCCGGGAAGCAGCAAAGGCGGCGGAGGCGCTGGCATCATGAGCACGGAACTCGCCGAAATTAAAGTGAGCGACCCGGTTGAGCAGGCGCTTGTCGTCGGCGATCTCAGCGCCCTCAACCCAGCGCAGCGCGTCGAATACGTTCGTGCCGTCTGCCGGTCCACCGGTCTCAACCCGCTGACTCGGCCGTTTGATTACATCATCCTGAACGGCAAGCTCACGCTTTACGCTCGACGCGACGCGACGGATCAACTTCGAAAGCTCCACGGTGTCAGCGTCACGAAAGTGGAGCGCCAGCAGATGGGCGACCTCCTCACCGTCATCACGCACGTCGCGATGCCGGACGGGCGGACAGATCAGGCTCTTGCTGCCGTCCCGACCGCAAACCTGAAAGGCGAAGCGTTGGCGATTGCAATGATGAAATGCGACACCAAATCGAAGCGTCGGGCTACCCTGTCCATTTGCGGGCTCGGGTTCCTGGATGAATCGGAGTTGGAGGACGCCGGAGATCCAGGTCCGCGCAAGAAACGCCAGCCAGAGGCTCCCGCGCTCCCGCAAAGCAACCCGTGGGATCGGGCCAAGACCGAGCCCGCCCCGTCCCCGCGTGAGGAACTTCACAAACGGATCATGGACGCGATGCAGTCCGACGACATCACGGACGCGCAACTCAATCTTGAGTTGGCGCCCCGATACAAGGACTCCCTGAAGATTCGGTTCACGAAGTGGCAAGATCTTCCAGAGGCTCACCTTGCTGCGCTCCTGGCCCCCGACAAGTGGGCCGTGGCCGTCGCCAACATCAACACCGACCCGCTCGCCTGATATGGAGGCTTTCCCAGACTGCGAGATTCGCTATTGCGAGCAACGCTCCCCGGAGTGGCACGCGCTGCGGGCCGGGCTCTTGACTGCGAGCGACTTCGGGCCATGGCTCCTGAAGACGGACAAAACCAGCGTCAAAGCCCGCGAGAATGCCATTTGCCGCATCATTGCGGGGGCTGGTGGACTTTGGACGCCGCCCAACTACGAGACGCCCGCTATGGCCCGGGGAACCGCCCTGGAGCCGCAAGCCATTGCCTCATTCGAAGCATGGCATGGCGAGACGGTGATTCCGGTGGGCTTCTGCAAATCGATCAAGGGCTTGTTCGGGTGCTCCCCGGATGGACTTCTTGAAAGCGGCGCGGGCGTTGAATCCAAAGTGCCGCTGCCATCAACGCACATCGCCTACAGACGCGCAGGAGTCCTGCCGGAAGAGTATTTCCTCCAGATCCACGGCAGTATGGCTGTAACTGGCGCAACCCGGTGGTGGTTCCAAAGCTGGAATCCTGACCTCGCGCCGCTGCGCATCCTTGTGGAGAGAACCGAATTCACCGACGACCTTCGGGACGCCCTCGTGAAATTTTCCGCCGAACTAGATCAAGCCATGGCCGCCGAGATCGCGGCATGGAAAGATTCTCAACCCAACACCGCAACCGAACTTTCCGCCGCATGAGAACCGACATCCAGACAACCATCTTCGTTGAGCACGAAGGCCAAAACGTCGAAGTCCTTGTCACCGGGATCCTTGACGAACCCCGGGACTATCCCGGATATCCAGGACAAGGCGACTCGGTCGAGATCACGGACGCCGAAACCATGGACGGCGAGCCGTGGATTTTGTCCGAAGAGGACGAAAAGCGGGCAGTTGCTCGCATGATGGAAACCGCCTGAGCCATGACCTGGAACCGAACCAATCCTGAATGCTCAACCCTGCGCACGGCGTTTTTTGAGTTGCGCGTCCTACGATTCCCGGATGGCTGGGGATTGTGGCACCCCTGTTTTTTGACTCGCGGGACACAGGTGACGCACCCGTCCAGAGAATTGGCCGAGGACGCCGCAATCATCGCGGCACAAACGGCATTGGTGGAGTGCTATGAGGCGCTGCATGCTTTGCAAACCGAAACCACTTTGTCGGTCCAAGAGGCCGGGACACCACAGTGAGCCTAGCCCGCCCCTTTCAACCAGGGGGCGGGCACCCCTTACCGCTAGCTTAGCAGCAATCTTAGCAATGAAAGATCCTCGCGCGGCTTACCGCCACATCACCCGGATCGACAACGACGACGCCCGCACGCACGGGTGGCGCGTCCGATTCCAAACCCGGGGCGACCTGCAAACGAAGCTCTTCTCCGACCGCAAGCACGGCGGAAAGTCCGGGGCTTTGAAAGCCGCAAGGAAGTGGCGCGACGAGAACAAAAAGCCCGCGAAGGAATCGAAGCCAACCGGCGGCACGGCCCGTGTCCGCCTCTCAACGATCAACGGCAAGCAGTTCTGGCGTGCGCTACTACCCGTTGCCGATGTAACCAAAACCAAGAGCTTCGCGGTCCACATTTACGGACGCGACGAGGCCAAACGCCGGGCGGAGGCTTGGCTTAACGACCACATGGAAGGAATCCCATCATGATCCTGAAAATCCACGACACCCCAGGGACTGACACACCAATCACCGACGCCTGGGAGCACCCGGAAGTTCCGTTGCACCTCCGCCCCGTCACGTTGTGCCGCCAGCTTGAGCGGGCCGCCGCTGCCGCAGACGTGGCGCGGTTTGAGGCCCTTATTGAAGTTGCGGAGCTGAAGCGCAAGAACCGAGACCTTTCGCGCGGTATTTGTCTGGATCAGACGCCGCGAGTCAAATCAATTGAGGAGTTTTTCACCCTTTTCGCATCATGACCATTGAAGACTTAGAGCGTGCCAAAGTCCTGCACGAAAAAATCAAACAGCTTGGGCGCGTCGTTGCCTCAGACGACGTGAGTTTGCAGCGCGTGGTTTTTGCCAAACGGACAAACGAGCCGGGCGGACTGCGAGAATGGAATGTCGGCCAGAAAGGTGCGAGCTTCCGGCTGTCTGACGCTGCGTGGCTCGCAGTGGAGCTTGCCGTCATATCCGATCTTCGAGAGCAGCTACAGTCATTAACCCAAGAACTCAACTCAATCTAACGCCATGACGCTTGCACCACCGAAACACACAGAACCCGAAGACCTCTGGACACTGGCCGCCGCGCGGGAAGCCGCAAAAGCGGGCATGGAAACGGCCGCCGCGAACAACGGCGATCCATACCAAGCCTACGCCCGCCGTTTTGTGATCGGATTCCTCCGGGATAATCCGACCATGCACATTGACGAGCTTGAGCCGATGGGATTGAAGCCGCCATCGAAAGGTTGCAAGGCCGGGATTGGAGCAATCATATCGTCGCTCGCGAAAGACGGATGGATCGTAAAGATCGCCGACGACCGAGTGCCAGGGGCGTTTCTCGCCAAGCCATCCGTTTCGAGCCATGGTGCCCCGAAATGGGTTTGGCAATCGTGTGCTCCTGAGTGGGGAGGCTCGCCGAAGACCGAAGCATGAGCACCGAACTCTACTCACACAACGACGAGGATTATCACGGATCGGTTGACGAAGCCGTCGAGGTCGCCGTGGAAATCTACCTTGATCTCAACGAGGAAGACGAGCCTACGTTCCCGGTTGAATTGACGATCTACGAAGCGGATTTTGCAGACGACTCCGCCCACCACTTCGCGCCAAACATCGCGGAGCATCTTCAGGAAAACCATTACGAATCCACTTTCGGCGAGGGCGGATGGGAGATCTCGGATGAAGCCGCCAAGCAAATGCAACTCGATTTTGAGGTCTGGCTGAACGCCTATTGCTCGGAGCGTGATTTGCACCCGAGGACACAATCCATAGTCGGCAAGTCGCGGGCGTTTCAGGTCAACGTCCTCAACGTGGACGGCGATTACAAAATCAAGGAGGTCGAATGAGGAACGTCAACCTACCAAAAGCCCGCGTGTGGGTCCGCTGCGACGCCTTTGGACGCGACGCCTCGAAGTTCGAGTCCGCATGGTTGGTATCAGCCCGCGCCTTGCGAAACCGCCCCTTCGCCTTTCAGGTTTGGGTCGATCAATTCGCCGCGTGCTACGACAAGATCCCGCCGCATTGCCTCTACTGGCGCGAGCCGGAGGAATCCGATGCCGAAGCCCTGCCGATGCACAAAGTGCAAATGTGGGAATGCCTCAGCGGGTCAATCGAGTGCTGGCAAAAGGCGCAACTCGCCGACGTGCCGGTCATCGTCAATCTCGGGGGCGGAAAGATGGCGGCGGGCCACTACTGGTTCACGTTGGACTTTCTTCCCGAAGGTCAGGGTTTGGGACACCTTGACGTTGGCGAGGCCGATTTATTGGAGGAGCACAAGGAGGCAAACGTGATCCGGCTGGAGAACGGTCAGATCGCGATCTATCCAAACAACCGGCTCAAATGGCTGCCGCTTTCCCTCACGCCGCCCGGGGCCGCGAAGGCAATCCCGGACTGGGACGCCGCGAGCAACGGCCAATGGGACGAATGGTGGGGCGATTCCGACGAAATTATCGGAGGCGAAACGGCCTTCTTCTATGGCGCAAACGGTCGCGTCCCGCATCCAGAACCTAATGAAAGGCTTCCCGCGAAGGAGAAAACCAAATGACGATCCAACTCACTCCTAGTTGGTCCCTTACTGACGAGCACGCGGCATCAAGCTACGGAATCCCGGTCCTTGCCAACCGCCACTCCGGCGAATCCTTCGGACCTGACGACATCGTGCAATGCTACCCATCATGGCCGATACAACCCGCACGTCAAGCCGTGGCCCGCATGGCGCTGACGGCCGGATACGCTGGGAGGCTCGGAGACGGCGGCATGGATTTCGTGGTGAAGTTCACCGGGGAGGTTGCGGCATGAGCACCCTTGACCAATCCCGAGTTGCGGAAATCCGCAGGCTCCAAGCCGAGCGCGACCAAAACAGGAATGCGCTCGAAGTCGCCGACGAAATTCTCGCTTTGATCGAGGACGTCGGTCATGGCGCTTTGTCGGAAAACGTGACGGCGGCGCGGCGCGTGATAGTTGACGCTTTAGGGTGGGGCGGCAGGGACCACGAGAGCCCTGATTTGTCAGCCTACGAAAAGGACGAACGATGAGCGAGACGACGAACCTTGAAGCCGCGAAGTTCGGCGAGATCGACTATCTGGCCGCTTTGAGGAACATCCCAACGGATATGCTTCAACCGAAGCCGACTGCTGCCATTTGCTGGAAATGCGGCGGATGCGGCTTCCTCGAAGACGATGAAATGAACCTTGCCGGTCAATGTGAGGTTTGCAACGGCACCGGAAAAAGCGATTCCAAGGAACGCCCGTGGCTTTTGCAGTGCCCGAAGTGCGGCAAGCGGTGCGGATCGCAACGCGCGGGCGCGGAGTTTGAGCATCAAAACATCTGCTGGGGTTGCTGGTATGTTTGGCCTGGGGGCCGATAAGGGAAATTAGCGAATGCACCGAAATGCGCCGTGGTGCTTTTGGCTTTTCGTGATACATTGCCCGATGAGTTCCCCCTCCAAGGAGCAAAAGCGTGATTCCGTCTTCTACACGGACGACGAGATGGAGTTGATTCTCGCGGCCATGTCGCGCCGAACGAAAACCGGCATCCGTGACCGGGCCGCCGTCATGGTCATGTGGCGCGGAATGCTCCGGGTTCGCGAGTGCCTTCAACTCCGGGTCGCGGATTTGGACCTGAAGACCGGAGAGCTTCGCGTTCTTCACGGGAAAGGCGACAAACCTCGAACGGTCGGACTCCCCCCGTCGGCCCTTGATTGCGTTGGGGCTTGGCTTGACGTGCGCAAGACTCTCCCGGCGACCAAGATGGACCCGATGTTCTGCTCACTCTACGGCAAACCGCTTCATCCGTCCCACTTCCGGCACAAGCTCCCCCGGATCGCCGCCAAGATTGATCTGGGCAAACGCCTACACGCCCACGGGTTCCGACATTCTGGGGCCGTCCGCATGAAGCGCAAGGGGATTGACACCATGGATGTCTCGCGCGGTCTCGGTCACTCCAACATCGCGACGACGGAGAAGTATTTGCACCACCTCCGCGACGATTCCGTCATCGCCGCGATGCGTGAGGAGTAGGCAAATCCCTTCTCTATTTTAACCATAACAGCAATACTTTCCGTGAACCATCACGTTTACGCTCTGGAAGACTCACCTTTCTGCTGAAAATGGTGATGTAGATGCAGAAAGAATTTGGCGCATTTAGAAACCGTGATACTTTCGTCGTGTCTGATACCGAACAGCCTCCAATGGACCCGATCGATTGCAAAACCCTACGAGTCGCCCTTGCTTCATTTAAGCCAAAGAGACCCGTGGCGCTTTGCCCTGACGGCGGATGGTGCCTTGGGTTTCCGTTGATGCACCGTGAATTCATCACCTACCTGAAGCGATTGCATGACGCTGAGCACGATGCGTTCTTTGGGCCGGAGCGGATGGTTGAATGGTTTCGAGCGTCAGTCCCGGTTCCTGTGGCCAAAAGATCGGAATTGTCCATCGCGGTCATGAATGGTCAGCATCGCTGCGAGCCAATTAAGGGTGGCGTCATCTACTTCTTGGAGTGCAGTAACGGCCTGATCAAGATTGGCCGCGCTTCAACCTCAGCGCAAGCAAGGGCGCGGTGGGCGGAAAAGCATTTTGGCATCAAGGCAAAGGTGGCTAGTTCGATTCCTGTGACATGCTGCGTTAAAGCTGAGCAGATGATTCATGGTTACTTTGGTCGATTTCGCACGCCCGTGACTGGAGTCATAAGGAGTTACAGCGGGAGCCTCAACGAAGGGGTCGAGTTTTTCTCCATCACGACGGACCAAGTGATGGAGGTCGTTGATCGAATCGTGGGCCACAAGAACCCATCAACCACGGCCAGATACGACCGAAGAACCGAACGAGTCATGCAAGAGGCGCTCGCGAGAATCTCCTAAGCGACTATGAAAACCCGAATTCAGATCCAATCCTTCGGGCGAACCGTGCTCGACGTCACGGCGGACCTGTCCCCAGATGACGCGATCGAGCTTGAGCGGGCGATCAACACGTCCAACACGCTGCGGGCTCACGTCACGGCGGTTGATCATTCCGCAATTCCAAACGATGCGGCGCGACCATGGTTTATCGGGGATGCCGAACCGCCTCCGTATTATCGAGGTCTACTCGAAGGCGAAATCGCCGAGGAAGGCGATCTTGTTTTCTCGCCGGTGAGTCAAATGTGGCACGATCTGGCGCGAGGGTTTGGATGCCAAGTCAGTAAGGGCGATCGATTGGCAAGGAGGCTTGAGGCATGAACCCGCCCTTTGACGACGCCGTCCCGCCGATGGAGCCGAAGCTGATTGACAAGCAAAACAGAAGCGCCATCGGGTTGATTCTGTCGCTGCAAACACGTCGTGACGAATTGGAGATCCAAGAAACGATGCGGGCGATCCGGCAAGCAAAGCCTGGAGATGTCATCCATATCCCGCGCGGTATGACGTGGCAGGAGGTCATTGCGGTTGCGTCCGCCGCCAAATGGACCGCAGAACGCCCCGCCGACCCCGGATACTACTGGATGCGTGACAAATCAGACTGGCTCGAAGAATGGCTCGTCCTCTGGGCTCCGAATCCGAGCCAACCAGAGTTTGGCGAATGGGTCGGAGTCGGTTTTTCGGGCCGACACTACGCGAGCGAGAACCACGAGTTTTGGTCCGCGCGGATTGAATCACCATCGACAAAGCCATGAAGAAACCCCCGCACCCCGCCGAATGGACGCGCCACCTCCCCCGAGGGACGCCTAAACGCAGCGCAGCACCCGCCCGGGTTTCATGCGACGTGCTCGACTACTTCCGGTCGCTCAACGGATCCGGGGCTACGCGCATCGATGTCCAGACTTACGTTTGCACGTTGCATCCGACCGAGAGCCCTCGCGGGGTAGGTCGATACGTTGACGACCGAATGGGCAACCTCGTGGCCGACGGGGTCCTGACGATCCGGGACCGAAAATGGTTTCTGGTCGATGACGAGGAAGGCTTGCCGCAGTGAAGCGCACCGGAATTACTCGCAACAAGTTTGGTGCCGTCCGAGCCAAATCCAACCTCTTGGATCGCACCTTCGATTCCAAAGCGGAGATGCGGCGCGGCAATATGCTCCGGCTTTTGGAGCTGGCCGGTGAGATCACTGATCTGGAATTCCAGCCTCAAACCTATCTGAGTGCCGCCCAGATCGGTTACAAACCAGATTTTCGATTTGTCGAAAACGGCGTCGTCATCTACGAGGAAGTCAAAGGGTTTGAAACCGAGGGGTTTCGGATTCGATTCAAGCTTTGGGCGCACTACGGCCCGGCTCAGCTTCGTGTATTGAAAGCGCGGGGCGATGGGTTCGTGGTCACAAAGACGATTTTCCCGCCCGATCAAACCTTGAAAGGACCAGCCTCCGAGGGCTGACCCTTCGGAGCCTTTGCGCTGCGAGCCTCGCGGACTCGCCGCAAGAATGATGTCAACTCATCGCGGCGTTGACCGTTCTTGACGGCCTCGGCCATGTCCCCGCCTTTGACGGATGCGTCAACGATCATGCGGTCCAGCTCCGCGATGCGCTCGTTTGCCATCACGACAACCTCGGCCCATTCCTTGAGTTCCACGAGCCGCGTCATTAAGTTTGCGCGAAGTTCAACGTCTGCCATGCGTCAGCTTAAGCGGTAGTCTCAAATTTGCAAATTCCGGTTGCGGACCTGTGGGGGTGTAATGTTAGAGTTCGGGATGAACCTGAACGAACCCAACGACGCCAAAGACACGCCCCGCGCCATTCGCCCCGCCGGAAGCCTTTATACTGAGGATGAGCTTCGATCATTAGCCGAGGACATCGTCCGATACGTTCCATCTCTCGCGCAGCTTCTGCTTGCCTTCGGAACGCCAAAGGGCGGAACCAATCCGTTGAGTGGACTAAATTAGGCACCGTCGCCAACCATCGGCGACACTCCGCGCGGTTCTGCCTCCCGCCCTCTCGCGCACGCGCTAAGGTGCGGAATGGCTACGCTTTCGGAGTTGGTTGCGCAATACAAGGGAACGGCTTCGAAACGGCCTCCTGTCGATCTTGGCGGAAACGCTTCGTTGGAAAAGGCCAAGGCGAACCAAGCCGCCGAGGGAGTTACGAAAGACGACTACGCCGCCGCGACAGCCCCTGAGCTGAACGGCTACGACGCCTATGTCGCATCGGCCATCGGCGGAGCTTCCCGGACGTTGAGCGGGAAACGCGGCGGCGGTGCCAAATACAACGAGGGCCGGTTCAAGGGCAAGACCAAGTTCGAGGCCATGGCGATCCTCGACAAAGAGTATCGGGAGATGGGCGATGAGGGCCGCGCTGCGTGGGAGCAACGCCAGAACACGCCGCTCTCTCAATCGCAAATGGACATCCGGGCCAAGGCTGCGGATGCGCGGAACCGGATTGCGGTGACGGGACTTGGTCAATCGGAAGGTTCTGCACCGAATTCCGCGAACGCTCCGGGGAGTCCGATGCGGCCCGCGACTCCGGGAGGTCAAACCCCGACTACGGCCCCTAATCCGGCGGCTCCGTCCCCACTTCCTGACGGCGCAAGGCCACAGAGCACTGGCCCGGTGCAAGGCGCGGTTGCGCAAGACGGGCCATCCGGACTCAATGGAGCGCGTCAGCAAAGCACGGGTGGGATTCAAGGTGCGCGAGGACTTGGGAGCGTTTCCGGCGTGCAGGGAGCTGGTCCGCTGAATGCCTCGCCGTTGTTGCCCGCTGATCGGCCCGCAGCTCCACCGTCATGGGAGGGCAAAAACGCCGCCTCGACCTTCCGCGCACGGGCTCAGACCGCGATGGCGATGGGCGTGATTGGTCCGCAATCGACCTACAACGGATCAGGGTCGAAGCCGCAAACCGAAACCGCCACTCCTGCCGGAGCTATGAACGTGCGGCGAAACGACGGCATGACTCGTGCTGATCGCAAGATTGCAGTATCGGGTCCGCCCGCCAAAGCGACAACGAATGTAATGGGTGACAGGCCGACGCAAGGCCCGAAGCTTCCGACGTTTGATCGCGCTGCCGCCACTGCCAAAGCGCAAGGCGAGGTTGCGTCGATGTTCGCCAACGCTCGCGCCACAGTCCCAGCCCCGCGAACTGACGTTAAGGCTCCGCCCCTGCCTGAACCGACGCAAGCGGTTCGTGATGCCGCGAAGGCGTTTGCAAAGCGTGAAGCCAACCGCATTTACATCGAACATCCGTTAATGCAGAGTCCAAAAACAGCTCTGCTTGGTCGGCCTTCCGATGTGGAATACAAGCCGACATCTTTCATTGATTCCCCGGAATACAAGGCGGCGCAATCCGCCCCGGCTCCGCAAATCGCAGCGCGACCACCCAGCTCGCGAGTCGGGAAGGATGCGCCCGCGCCGCCGACTGTTGACAGCATGGTGCAAAAGGTAATGGGCAAGCCACGGACTCCCACAGAGTTCACGCCAGTTGCCCGCACGGGCGGACGCGCTGGAGCAACCAAGCGGGTTGCCGCAACTCCTTCCCCGGTCCGCGCCGCTGCCTCCAAAGCTCTCGCTTCCCGCTAATCCACCGCCATGGCATCCCCCTTTGACAAAGTCCGCTCCGGTCTTCAGTCCGGCAGCATCCCCGTGAATGTTGACATGCGGCAGGAGACAGAGAAGATCGCCGCCGACCGCCAGCGCACTGAGAAAACCGGGTCGTGGATTCGCGACACGATCCAACAGCAACGCGCCGCCGCCGACCGCAAGGCCCGCCAGGATGCGATTTTGGCCGAACGTCAACGCCGGGACCAAGAAGCGGCGGACCTTGGAGCCCGCAACGATCGGACCAAGCAACAGGCGATGTTGTCCGGGGAAGATACCTGGCAGGATTCGACCGGCGAGACCCGGATCAAGCCTGCATTTGTGGTCCCGCAAGATCCCGAGAAGGTTCGGGCTGATGCGGAAAAGATCGCCGCCGAACAGGATCGTGAGCGTCAACAGCTCATTGCAAATCAACGCGCCGCGAAGTCTCGGGAACTGGATTACAACGCCGAGGCCGCGAAGCGGATGGCCAAGGAGCCAGACGCGATTCTGAAGCAAGTCGGCAAGGATTTGGGAGTTGATCCTGAAGACCCGCAGTCAATCGAAAGCCTCGCTGACACCGACAAGGCGTATGTCCAGGCGACCAAGCAAGCCCGGGACGTGGCCGCGCAAGCCGCTCAGGCCGCCGACGACAAGGCGTTTTCGTTCAAGGGTGGGGCCGACAAAGCCGATTCCGCCGTGGTGGCCGAGGCAAACCGAGTGCGCCAAGATCGCGAGATTCAGGAACTCGCCGCGAAACGTGCGGAGCTTTCCGCCAAGGCCGAAGCCGCCAAGGCGCAGGTGGATCAGACGACCGCCGAACATCAAGCCCGGATCCTGGCCGCCGAGGAGGAGTTCGAGACCGCCGTTTCCGGCCCGATGACCTCCGACCAATATCGTGAGGCCAAGGTGAAGCGGGACGCGATCAAGGTGGAGAGCCGCAACGCGATCGATCTTGCAACCAACCGTTTCGCCCGGACCTACGGCGCAATCCGTGACGAGGACGCGATTCAGCAAGCGTTGCTGGAGCGCAAACTGCCAAAGGACGTTCCCGCAAAACAACCGGCGGCGACACCGTTCTCGAACGCCCCGCAGGAAGCCCCGACGCCGGGGGAGCCCGCGCCGGGAGCCGCCCCGGCTGAAGTTCAGACCCCTGGATTGGAACCGCTGAACGCATCGCCCGCCGTCCCCGTAGAGGAGGACCAGAGCGATGAGGGCGTGATCGCCTCGCGCATCCAAGAACGCCGCGCCTCGCAGCTCGCAGAGTTTCAAGCCACGCAACGCGACGTGATTGCAAAGCTGGCCAACGATCAAATGTTGCCAGAGGAGGCCAACGACGCGGTTGCGGCGGCAATGTCGGCCATCGACACGCAACTGGACGACGCCACGCAAGAGAGGCTTAGCCCTTTGGTTGCAGAGGCGTTTGCGGCGGCTGAAAAGGACGCGAAGACCCCGGAGGAAGCGGCGGCGAAACTGATGGCATCCGGCAAGTTGTCGAAAATCGCTCCGGCCCTTGGCTACGATGATGCGGCGGCCCTGTATCTCGCCAACGTAGACACGGCAACGTTCAAGCCAAAGCCTGAACCGGTCGAAGGAAAGGGATGGTTTGCGCAACTCAAGCGGGCACCGATCGTGGGCGACGTGGTCCGAGGCGCGGAAGTCTCCACCCGCCAGCTCCCGCAGCTTGGCTTTGGAGTCGCGGCCTTGATCGGCGACACCCTGGAAAAGACGGTCGGCAAAGGGGAGACGCTCCGCAACTGGGGTTTTCGTGGATACCTCGATGCCGAGCAAGGCATGGCTCCTATCAGCCGGGAAGACGACGACGTCACGGTGGCATGGTCGAAGGCGAGCAAGGGCAATCTTGGCGCGATGGCGAACTTCCTGGAATACGCCGTCGGCTACGGCATCGGCCAGATTCTCGAAACGATCGCCGTATCTGCGGCGGGTGGGGCGATCGGTGGCGCGGCCGGGACGGCGGTGGAGCCTGGGGGAGGGACGGCTGTCGGTGCGGTTGGTGGAGCCCTCGGCGGCGCGTTCGCCAAAGGTGCGGTGAAGACCGGCATCCGCAAGTTCATGGCTGAAGCCATCGCCAGTCAGGCCGAAAAGATGGCCCTGAAGCAGCTCGGCAAAACGGCAGCGAAGGCGGAGGTCAAAGCTCTCGCTCAAACTGCAACGCTAAAACAAGCCGCCGCGAAAGCGATCGGGTCGAATACCGCAATCCTCACCAACGCCCTCGGGATGGAGTTGGGCGCGATCTACGGCGAGGCCGCCAAGAAGGCCAAAGAGGAAGGTCGAGAACTTACCGGATGGGAACTCGCGCGAGTCTGGGGAACCGGCATCGCGGCGGGCGGGCTGGAATCCGTGGCGGACAAATTTGGCTTGGATCTCCTTGGAGGCAAGAAGATGCCGAAGGGCGTAACAGGCCGGGCGGTTCGCGCAGCTACCGGCGCGGCGCAAGGCGTTGCCATGGAAGGCGGAACCGAGGCGTTGCAGACCGTCTTGGAACGTGTCGGAGCCGGTCAAAACCCGATCGACGCCGAGGGACGGCGCGACATCATCAACGCCACGGCAATGGGCGGGATTATGGGCGGCGGTGTCGGCGCCATTGGCGGGGCGTTGAGTTCCGAACCCGTCAACACCGCGACGCCGCAAGGCAAGATTCAGGTTGCATGGCAGAACGCCGCCACGGTCACGACTCCTGAAGCCCTCGCAGCCCACGCCGGGATTGAACCGGCCCAATACGAGGCGCTGGTAAAAGACTTTGGAGATCCTTCACAGGCTGCGGCCAAGGATTTCGCCACCGCCAACCTACTCACCACCGGGGCGCAACAGCAGAACCGCCACAGCGACGTGTTGGCCCCGGTCACGGAAGCGATTCAACAAGGAACCGCGCGGGCGCAAGAACGGGCGAAAGCCATGGCCGACATCGCTGTAGCCACGGACCCGAAGGAATTCGATCGGGCGCTGTTGTCGGCCAGGGATTCCGGGGATGAAAACGCCATCGCTGAAGTCGTCGCAAGCCAACAATCCGCGTTGTTCGTTCGGGGGATCGCAAAGGTTTTGGCCGGGAACACGCCCTCCACGGCAGAGCAAGCGGCGATCGAGGCGCAATTTGAAGGCACATCCGCCCCCGCAATCACCGAAGGCCCCGGCAAAACGCCGATCGTTTCCGACCTCGCAATCGAACGCGCGGAAACCCTGATGCCAGGGATGGGCGCGGCGCTGAAGTCGATCAATCCGATGGGTGAGGTGGAAGCCACCCAACAAGCTCAAGCCCGCGAAGACGCGAAGGCGGCCAAACAATCCGGCGGAGGCATGGCACCGCAGGGCACACAACAACCCGAAGTCGCCGCTCCCTCGGGTGAGGGGGCGGCGCAGGGCTTCACCTACACGGCGACGATGCCGGACGGGCAGACGGTCAGCCTCCCATCGGAGCAACGACTAGGCCGGGCGGCGCGTGTCGTCCTCTTCCAAGATGCCGGGGTCACGATTCCGACGAATACGCCGATCACTGAAACCGCAGGCACTTCCGCACAAGTTCCTGCATCTTCAAACAAAGGGGGCGCGCAAAGTCCGGCGGAGATTGAAGCGGTGGCTATGTTGCAAAGCGGTTCGACCCCCGCAGAAGTTCGCGCAAAACTCCCAGGGCTCACCTTAGCCCGAATCAAAGCACTCGCCAATCCATCGCAAAGAACAACCCAAAGCGAACGAGGTAAGGCATCCTTCGACAAGGGATCGTATCGGGTCCCTGCTGAAGTGGCGGCATGGGATCAGCAACACCGAACCGAACGTCACGACGAATGGTTTGATGGCGCGAACGTAAACGAATCCGCGAGGCGTGGATTTGACGAGGCTCGGGCCAATGGAGGTCATGACATCCAAGCCCACGGGATGGCAAAGGCTGGGACGTTGTCTGGAGGATTGGCTGATCTGCTCAACATGATCACCAACGGGCTAGACCCGTCGAGGATCAAGCCATACAGCAACGGGGAACTCATGCTTGAGACTGCTCCTCTAGTCAGCGAGAAGGGCGGAAGCAGCGCAGGAGCGACGCCGAACGGTTCGGCATACAGTGACGGACCGTTCCAGCTTTTGGCGCGACCAGGGCAATACCTGGAGGGCCAATATCTAGAGGGTCTCGGGGCGATCCTGATCAATGAGGCTCACGCCGATCAGGCCGCAACGATCAAGGCGGAGATCGCCAAGGTCCGGCCTGACTTGATCGTAGGCACATACTCAGAAGCCGGGGCAGTCGTCGCGCAACTCAACGCCAAAGCCAAAGGGGGCACGAAGGGGGCACGAAGGGGACAAAAGCCCGAAGCAAACGGGACATCGGCAGGGCAGGACGAAACCCCAACCGACTACGTGAAGCGCATCGCCCCGAAGGCGGCGGCGCTGGTGGACGTGTTCCCGGGCGGTGTCCGCGACGCCAAAGAAAGCGAGCTAGGCGAATCGCCGATGGGCTACGCTCGCGGGAAGTTGGTCGTCAACCGCCGGGCGTTGGAGCGATACAGTCCAGAGCAAGCCGAAACCTTGGTTCGCCACGAACTGATCCACCACGCCATGAAGGACGCGGTGCGGGAAGGTGCGTTTTCCGACGCGGACGTGGCCGGAGTATGGTCCGCCCTTGGCGACAGCCGCGAGGGCAAGAAGCTGCAACGCCTAGTCCGCAACGCCTATTTCTCGTCCCGGTCGATGAAGGCCGAGGCGGCGGAGGCTTCCGACTTTGTGCTCGGGGCGGAAATGATCCGCATGATGGTCGAGGATGCGGAGTTCGCGGGGCAGATTTCAGAGGCGGTGATCGGCAACGCGGAGGCGACCTCAATGGTGCGCAGGATCCTCCGCGAGCTGCGTAAGTGGCTCAAGCTGGCGATCAAGCAACTCGGCGACGCGAACCCGGAACTCAAGGCGGAGTTGGAGGCTATGGCGGCGGCCACGGCGCAAGCTTTGCGCAACCTGAAGACCGAGGCGGCCACGGGATCAAAGCCCGCGACGAAGCCAAAGGACGACGGGCAGAACGAGACTCTCAACGCATCCGGCGCGGTTCCGTCAAGCCTCGTTGACTACATCCGCGATTCGGATGATCCGCTGAGCGATATCGATCAATTACTGACGGCGCTCGGCATCATTGGCGATTCAAGCTATTACGGCTACGGCAAGGGCGTCGATGTCTTTGATGAAATTGTCAGGGAATGGGAAGCCGAGGGAGATCCCCGCAATGAGTCCGCCGTCAGGGCGCGAATGGCGCGAGGGAATTTCGATCAATGGGCGCAATTCTTAAAGGGAGCCTCAGAGGTCGATGTGTCCAAACTGCTTGTGGATGCAGGCCATTCCGATCTCGTAGAAGATGAGGACGCAACCCCATCCGAGCAATCCTTCACCGCGCCGCAAGCCGACCCGGTAACGCCGTCCGAGAACGAACTATTGATGGCGTCCGCCGCCGTGCCATCATCCATGGTGCGCCGCTTCGGAGTCACGCAAGAGAGCGACCCGTTCGCCTTCGCCTACCTTGGGCGGCGTCGCGGGAAGATCAACACGCAGGAGATCAAGACAAAGGCGGACCTTGACGCTTTCGCCGAGGCGGAGTTCGCGCGGCGTTCCGCGAACCGTTTCCAGGTTGAGTCGGAGTCCATCCGCAGGCTGGAGCCGGTGATTCGCAAGGCGGCGGAGAAGCAAGCGAAGTATGGGATTGAGGAGGGCTTTGACACCCTGGCCACGCTTTCAGCGGGAGAAAGCTCCAATTACGTGGAAGCTGCGGCTAGAAAGGCGGCCGCTGATAACGGGCGTGAGTGGCGCGAGATGAATGCCTACGAGCGGCAATCGTATCTCGACGAGGCTGAAAACGCGATGCCGAAACGATCGACCGACGCAGGCTGGTCCGCGTGGGTGGAGCAGAACGTCAACCGCCCCCGGAGAGAGGCGGCGGAGACATGGAAGAATCTCTTGGTCGCCGGTCCCGACTCCTACGCTTCGGACCCGTATGCGGCAAACCTTGCATGGGACATCTTGGAAAACTCCATTGGTTCCCGTGACAATTACGGGCTGGGCCGCCCGAGGGAGATCACGCTTAGGGTCTTGGAATCCACCCTTGAGTTGATCCGCTCCGGCGAAGCGGGCGACCCGCTCTTCCTCTACGACGAGGAACGCGCCAAGGCGGCCACGAAGGGCTTGCGCACGATCAAGGCGGGCGAGGGGCATCGGTGGGTGTTCGTGCCGGGCGGTGCAGCCGGAGGAGGATCGCCTCAATCCGCTGTCATGGTTACGTTTGAGGATGGGAGCACCATCAAAGCGGCGACCCGTGTTGATGCCGAGAATGCTGCCAAGGACGCAATTGAGGGATACCTTGATTTTAGCGACATCGAAATCGTGGAGGCGTCAAGCCTTTTGGAAATCATTAACGATTACCCGTTGTCCGAATACGATGAAGACTACATCGGGTTTGCGGTGGAATCGTCCGCCGATCCAGACATGACCGAGGTCGTTAAGGTTTTCGAGACTCGCGTAGATGCTGAGGATTACGTCGCGGAATACAAAGGCCAATGGGTGCATCGGCCAAACATGTATGACCGATTCAGGATTGACGACACGTTCCCGTCTAAGCAGGAAGCGAAGAATGACGCACGATCTTCGGCGATTGAAGCTGAACTCGGAACGCTCACGATTGAGGAAATCACGGATGTGCCGCCGGACCACATCAAGTCCCTGATGGCCCTCAGCCCCGATAGCTGGTGCACCAACGGCGAAGGGCAAGCCCGCCACTACCTCGCCACTCACGACTACTGGCTCCTGCTCGGACCCGCCAGCGGCAAGACCCTAGGCGGCATCCGGCTTTTCACTGGCACGAACACGATGCAGGGCATCAACGGGGTGAATAACGCCGAAGACGCCCGCCAGTTGATCGGAGACCACGCCAAGCGCATTGCGTTGCTGGTGCGTGCGGAGGGGATCAATGTGACGGACGCCGCCACACGCAAGGCGATTGAGGGCGTATCGCCAGCGACCACGAATGAGATCCTGAAGGCTTCGGGTGCTGTGCCTGTGACACCGAAGATGGACGCGGAGTATCTCGCGGCGGTTGGTGGCGGCAATACCACAAAGGCGCGTAAGGTTTTCGAGTCGGCAGCGAAAGCGGCAGGGGTGAAACTTTACTCTCTCAACGACGCCAAAAAGGAGGTTTCACAGAAAGACCTAGATGCAGCAAAGGCTGACATGGCGCGGTTTGAAGGCGCATTCGCTAAAGCTCTAGCGAACCCAGATGATGCAGAGACGATGGATGGTGAGTCGTTTGCTGAGATGTGGGATGCTGACGTGCGCGGAGACGATCCCGAATGGATTGACCTCTCGTCCGATGAAAAGGAAAGGGTCATCCGCCGTCACTACGAGGGGGGCGGATGGGAAGAGGATACAATTCTTGAGTTGGAGCGCGCTGTCGAAGAGGCGCAGGAAGCCGTTGACAATAAGGCAGAAGCGTTGGTTCAACGCAAAAACAAATACCCTGTAGCCGACGCCGTTCAGGCGTTGCTGGCAGGGTTTCCCGTTGATTTTTCATATCGAGGATCAAGCCAAGGGTCGGTGTATTTCACAGGATACGCTCCCAACGACGACGATAAAACCATCACCGTTCGCGCATCCGGGCATCAACAGAAGCAGGGGGGCGGCTTCCAGCGAAGTGACATGGATGAGGGTCGCGCAGGCAACTCAGACATTGACATTTTCACCAATGCTGACGGCGATGTCGCAGCCCGCATTCTTCCGCAATCGGGCGACTGGGATTCATCCACAATCCGCGCAGATTTCGCGACCGTCATCAAGACGATTGAGGATCGACTTGGAATCAAGCACGACCAATCATCAGGATGGGTGGCATTGCAAAAAGAAAATCACGCTGTTACCTACGACGAAACGGGCCGCGTCATCCCTCTCAGCGAGCGATTCAACCCTGAATCTGATTCCATCCTCCGCGCATCGGGAGCCACCCCCGAAGAACCGAACCGATACCAGCGCGAACGCCAACGCCGGATCGACGCCACAGTTCGCGACACCCTAGGACTCATCACGAACACGCCGGTCCCGACTCCACCAAAGGAACGCACTCGCAAAGCCGTTGGAGGCAAGATTGCAGCCAAGATCGCCGAGGTCCGCCGCAAGATGGAATCTCCCTCCAAGGAGCCGCCCCGCACCGTTGCTTTGGCGGACATCCCCGACATGGGCGCGATGATCGGCGTCGTCCACCGTGACGCAATCCCGACCTGGCAGGGCATCTACGGCGATGCACTGGCGATGATCGGCGAGCCCGGAGATCAGGAAGTGGTCCCGATGTTTGTGGGCCGAGTCCCTGAAGGACGCACCGGGGCGACGGTGATGGTCCGAGACGTTGATGGCGAGGCGATGGCGCCCGTTCAGATTCCAGTTCGCTCCCGCGCCTGGGCGCTGGCGATGCCGGAGATGACGCAAGCCTCGCAGATCGTGGTGACCTCGGGAGGTGCGGACGGGATTCGGCAAGGGACGATCGACCTCGCGGGGATGTTTGGGGGCACGATTGACGCCACGGACCTCAAGGCTACGGGGGATTTCATCGGCGTTGTTCGAGGGCCGGATGGTGATCGGGTTTACAAGGACGCCAATGATGAGGAGCCGGTGATTCTGAAGGCTAGCGGGGCGGTGCCGGTGAATTACGCACGGCACGCGGTGCTTGAGTCGAAGTTCAACAACGGGACGATCACTGAGGCGGAAACCACTGAAGCCGAGGCATTGGTTGCAAGTGCCGCGCGGAATGCTGGCTTTGACTCGCCAAGGGTATTTCACGGGCGGAGCGCATCGTTCAACAAGTTCGACAAGCGTTTCGGAGGCAAAAACACAGAGGCTCGCAGCGCCAAGATTGCGTTCTTCTTTACAACCGACGAGCGCACAGCGCGGGCTTACGCGGTGTATTCGGCGGAAGATGGCCCAATCAAAGAGGCGATGCGGGAGGCTGAAAAAGCCGAGCGACGCGGCGACTGGGACGGTTACGATGAAGCAGTCCGCAAAGCCGAGGCGTTGGACACAGCGGCGTCACGCCTTGAACTCCGCAAGAATGCCGACGTGTTCGCCGGGTATCTTTCCGGCCGATTCATGGAGTTTGACGCCGAGGGCAAAAGTCCGCAAGAATTGACTGAGGACGGCGATATTGATGAGGGGTTGACCGGACTATTGAAGGACGCAAGGCGCCAAGGTTATGACGGCGTCATTTTCCGCAACCTTGACGACGCGATTGGATTGTTCAATGTGCCTGCCGACCATTACGCGGTATTCAATTCCAACCAGATCAAAAGCGCGGAGCCATTCACAGGAACCCGCCTCAGCGAGCGATTCAACCCGCAATCCAACGACATCCGATACAGCGCCGCCCCGGCCCCTGTCCTCCGAGGCAACGTCGAGGCTGTCCGCGAAGCCCTTAAAAACCGATTCGGCGGAAGCATCCCCTCTGGCGTCCGCGTCGTCGATCTCCCAAACGAGACGTGGCTTGGAATGATCCAGGGCAACGAGATCCTCGTTAATGCCGCAACGAATCAAGCCCGCCAAGCTCCACTCACGGTAGCCCACGAGATCGGGCATTACGTCTGGCGCAAGCCCGGAGCCCGCAAGGCGTTCGATCGATTCACGGAGCTTCTGACCCCGGCAGAACGCGCCCGAGTCGATGAGATCATCCGCGACTTCTACGACGGGCCAATGGGCGAATACGCATCCGAAGAACGCGCCGTTCTTGCGTTCGAAAACATGATTGCAAAGTCCGGGCCTGACACGCGCACCGCATGGGAGCGACTGGTCAACCTCGTGACCCGAGCTGTGAAAAAACTCTTCGGGGTTGCGCTAACCCCAGCCGAGGCCAAGGCGCAAGCGTGGGACATCTTCGCCTCAGGACTTCGGGGCTTTAGGGGCGGCCCGATGAACGGAGATGCCCGATACAGCAGCAAGGCGGGCGGGATGTCAAAGGACGCCGCACGCCACGCGGAGCTTGAGGCAAAATTCAACGCCGGAACGATCACCGAGGCCGAGACCCGCGAAGCTCAGCGCATCACCCGCAAAGCCGCCCGGGATGCTGGATTCACCGAAAAGGGATGGCATGGCGGCGCGAAGGGGATCGAAGAATTCAGCACCCCAACATTCTTCGCCACTGAAAAGCGATTCGCCGAAGCGTTCGCCAAGCAGTTTCACGGAGCTGACGGGCAGGTTTACGAGACATTCATCGCGGCCAAGAACCCGCTACGACTCGACAGGCTTGGCGTGAAATCGACGCAGACTGCGTTCATGCGATTCCTTCAACGCAACGGCATCGTCCTAGATTTCGACCCTATCACGGTATGGGATTCCGTGCGTTCGATCTTGACCGGCGAAGAAAAGGCGGACACTTACGAAGCAACGCAAAGCCTTGTTGATGACGATGATTTCGTTGCCGCCCTCCGCAACGCCGGATTCGATTCGATCACGCAGATTGAGCCAGGCGAAAGTTTGGCGACGGGCAACACGAAATCCCTGATCGTGATTGACCCGTCACAGATCAAACTGGCTGATCCGTTCACGGGAGTCCCCCTAGACAAGCGCTTCAACCCTGCGAGCGACGACATCCGATACAGCTACGCAGGAGCCTCGGCGCAAATGCCGCAGTTTATGGCTGACGCGTTGCAATCCGCGAAGGCGATGGCGGCGGCGGGCAAGTCCTCGGAGGAGATTCGCGCGGTGACGGGTTGGTTCCCGGGGCCGTATGACGGCAAGATGCGGTTTGAGATCCCAGATGACGGAGCTGAGACGCGAGCCATGACGCAAAGCGAACTTCGCCAAGGTGAGTTGACAAGGGCGCTAGGCGACTTCCTTGACCACCCGGCGTTCTTCGACGCCTACCCGGAGGCGCGGGACATCACAGTAAAATGGCGCCCACAGCCTCTTGGCGGAGGCGTGTTCCGGCCCAGCCTCAATGAGATCGAACTGAATAATCCAGTGTCCTACAGGCTGTTGTCGGACCTACTTCATGAGCTTCAGCATTGGATTCAAGACCGCGAAGGATTCGCCGTAGGCACATCTCTGGATGGCATGGATTACGCCGCCGATCAGGTGGCGGCGCAAAACCGCGCCAAGATGGACGCGATCAAGATCTCGTTGCTGGCGCTCAACCGACAGATCACGGAGACGAGCGACCCGCAAGCTCGATCCGGTTTAGAGTCGCGATACCAAGACGGTGTTGACGAGTTGAATGCGTTGCGTCAAGCAAGCGCAGAGGCGCGGGCGCGAGCCGATCAAGCAACCCCGGCGCAACGAATGGGCGCCTATCGTCGTAACGCAGGCGAGATCGAGGCCCGCGACGTGCAAGCCCGCCAATCCATGACCCCGGAGCAACGCAAAGCGGTTGCGCCCTACAGCTCCGAGAACATCGCACCCGAGGACGCGATCGTGATGTTTGGCGCTTCCGGCCCGCAGATGAGCGCGGGCGAATCCTCCGACATCCTCAAGGCTAGCGGGGCGGTGCCGTCGTTTCGCGCCGAACGTGAGGCCGGATTCTTCAGCCAACTGGAACAGGTCATCGGGTCGAAAATCACCGGGCGCTTTGCGTCACCGGAGCAGGTCAAGGCGCTGATTCAGAACCCTGGCAGCGGAGTCAAGGCCGACGAGATCAAGTGGAGCGGCGTGATCCCTGCCATTGACCGGATCGCGAAGGAAAACGGCGGGAAGGTGCCGCGCGAGGCGCTCTTGGCGCATCTGCGGGACTCGGGGCGTGTGCGGTTTGAAGAGGTGGCGATGGGCGGACGTGATCGGATGACGGCTCCGCAATCTGCCGAAAGGCTGCGGCGAGCTTTGCGCGAGGATGGATTCAACGCAACCGAATCCGACTCCGTTGTCCAAGCCGCATCGCGTTACGAAAATACTTACCTTGGACGGAACGCGCGAATCGCCGACTTGGTTCAGGAAACGATCTCCGATTATCGCGGGCTTCAAGAGTCTGGCGAAAACGCCACCAAGTTCGCGCAATACCAGATCCCGGGCGGGAGCAACTACCGCGAGGTGGTCCTGGCGATGGGCGGGAAGCCCGATGCCGAGCGGTATGCGAAAATGGAAAGCATCCGCAAGGAGTTGGAGAATCCGAATCTCACCGAGGACCAGAAACGCGCGTTGCGGGTGCAGTATCGTGACCTATCTGATGTGTCCACCGGATACGAGGGATACACGTCCTCCCACTTCCCGGACGTCGCGAACTACGTGGCCCACATGCGGACCAACGAACGCGAGGGCGGGTTGTTCATCGAAGAAATCCAGAGCGACAGGGGGCAAGCAATTCGCAAAGACGCCGCTGGAATGATGGCGCAATTAGACGATGCTTGGGTGTCCGTTGTCACTAGGATGAAAAAGGACGGAATCCTCAAAGTCGTCTGCCCATGAATGAACGATTTTACGTCTACAGGCACGTCCGCAATGACACGGGCGAAGTGTTTTACGTCGGAAAGGGAGCGAACCGGTTGAAACGTCGCCCTGATTTCGAAAGGGCATTTACAATGGACCGGGTCAACAAGTGGTGGCATGCCGTTGTCGCAAAGCACGGACACACTGTGGAAATCCTCTGTCTTTGCCGAACGGATGATGAAGCGGCGAAAAAGGAGCGGTTTTTCATTTCCCTTTACGGACGCAAGGAAGACGGCGGTTCTCTGGTGAATCAGACAGATGGCGGTGACGGGCGTTCGCGTGGCTATTTTAGCCCCGAGGAACGGGCAAAGCGCAGTGCTCAATCAAAGGGGCGGAAACTTACCGCTGAGCACGGGCGCAAAATCTCCGCAGCGAAAAAGGGAATCGCAACATCAATCCAGAAAGGCGATACGCTCCCCGAGTGGTGGAAGGATCGCATCAGGCAAACCAAATTCGGAGAACGAAACCCGATGTTTGGTCGGACGGGTGCGCGACATCCTTCCGCAAGGAGGGTTGTCGATTCGGCGACGGGGCAGGAATTCGCAACTGTTACGGCTGCGGCGGAAGATCGCGGCATCCCCATGAAAAGCCTCTACAATATGCTTACCGGGTTTCGGAAAAATCTCACCACGTTGGAATTTCATGCGTCCTGACTGCACCTACTTTTTGAACGGAAAGAAACTCTCGTATGATGAGTTTCGGGCAGCCTTGGTCAATGACACGGACCTTGCGGTCAAATACATCGGCCCACCGAAAACTCCGGATATGCCGTTCCGCAACTCGTCTGCATGGGGTTTGGCGATGTTCAAGCGAGCCTTGCGCGACGCGGTGAACTCCGGTCAATCATGGGTCGGATGGACCTCGGGCGAGACGCAGAACGACCGCTACGACTTGGCCAAGAGCGTGGACAGCATCGAGGTTGAGGCGAGGGATGACACGTTCCACGACGTGCGAATTTTCGAGAAATCCGGTAGCGTCATCGACTTAGAGGTTGACGGAGGGACCGTAAAATACGGGCAATTCGCTAACAAGCGGTTGGATGAAATCATCGGCAAAGACATGGCGGAGAAAATCCTGACCGTGGAAAACGACACCGCTGCCGTTTTTGAGGGCGACGGGCTTAAAGTTGGCGGCGAAGGCATGAAGGGATTCTACGACAAGATCCTCCCATCCGAAGTCCAGAAATACGTCAAGCAGTGGGGCGCGAAGGTTGAAAAGGGCAACCTTGCAGGCAAAGAAGTGCACGTTGGAGCGAACGAATTCAAAGAATGGTATAAGGAGCAGCACCCAGAGGCGACGGATTCCGAACTGAGTCAAGCGTGGTACGAGTCTTCGGAAAATGACATCGCTGCCGCTCGCAAGTGGAAGGCGAAATCTACCCCTATCTGGCGCGTGACCATCACCCCGGAGATGGCGGATTCTATCAAGGGTGAAAGTCAGATGCTTTTTGCCTCCGCTGCCGTGCCGGAAGGCACCACCCGCCGCAACTTCCTCAAGACCACCGCCGGAGCCATGGCGGCCTCGTTTTTCGTCAAGGCCGACGCCGCGCGAACCGTCGCCGACCTCACGGAATTGATCCCCGCATCGCTCAGCGAAGCGGAGTCGATGATGGTCAAGATGAGCCTTCGCGGGCGCCGAATGCAGGACTTTGGCAAGTGGCTTGCCAAGAATCCAGTGGCCGGGAAAGGCACGGTTTCGATCTACGAGTCCACGTTGCAGAAGTTCCCCGAAGCGCAAGCCCTGGTAGACCGGGCGGCCCAACTCAACCCCACCGCATTCGCCAAGCCGGAGATGGACGGGATCGACTGGTTGATCGCCCCGGGCGAGCGCAATGCCATCAACGAGACGGTGCGGATCACCTTGAAGCCGCGTCCACCAGTCACCGAAGACAAGAAGGACGCCAAGCAAACAGGCGAACGCCAGCCATCCAGGCCGCGCACCGGAGGCGAGGCGCTATTCCCGAGCGGGTTGCGCGAGGAAGTGCCGGGGATGCTCTTTGCCAGCAGTGCCGTCCCGGCCACAAACCCCGCGCCAGCCAAAGCCCTCGGCATGGGTGGCATCGGAGTCGAAAGGAAGCTTAACACCCTACTCGGAAAGGGCGTCCAGGCTGCCGCCAAGGGGCTCAACCGGGCGGGCAAGATGCGTGTGACCAAGAAGGCCGCATCCGCCGCCAGTGCCATTGTTGAGGCCATCCCGGTCCTTGGGCCGGTCGCCAAGATGGTGATGGATGCCGCACCGTCCCAACTCATTCCGCATTGGGGCGTGGCTCACGAGGCGGTCATGGCGCAACGCGAGGCCGACATTGCAAAGTCCTTGGCCGGTCAAGAAGGCGGCGAGTTCCTGCGCATCCTCCGCGATGGTGGAACCTCGGACTTGCTTGGGCTCACGGTGCCAAAGCAATACGCCAAAGACCCGGTGATGCAGGCCGCGATGTGGAAGGTGTTGGGAGGCGAGGCCAACCTCAACACCCTGCCGCCCGCCCTTCGCCCTGTCGTGGAAGCCGCGCGGGAAACGATCGACATTCTCGGCGAACGCGCGGTGGCCGCCGGTCTACTCAAAGCGGAGACGGTCGCAAAGGGATTTGGCACCTACCTCCGCCGATTCTACCTGGAACACGAGCAGAACCGATACGGGCTTTCCGGGGTGATCGGCAACGCGATCGAGAAAGCGCGGGATCGGAAGATGCTCAAGGGCAAAATGGATCTCAGCTACACGAAAGCCCGGCTTTCGGATGCGTGGGCCGTCACCACCCGGGGTGCGAACCCTCGCCCAATTGCTCACGGCGCGGATGGCGCGTGGCGCTTCGATTCCGCCGAGGACCGGGACGAATGGTTTCACGGATACGTTGAGCGGTTGACGGCCAAGGAAATGCGTCTCCCGGTGTCGGTGATCGAGAACCGCAACGCCGATTCCGTGTCGCCGCAACTCCGCTCGCAGATCCGCAACGTGATGGCGAAGACGGCGGATCAGTTCAACCTGACCGTTCCGAAGACCGAGGGCGAGCTGACGGCCATGGGGCTGATCCGCGACCCCGGCTACGTCGTCGGAAAGATCATCGCCACCATGGGCCACGATCTCGCGATGGCCAAAATGTTTGCGACGTTGGAAGCCGATCCGAATCTCGTCAGTGATTCCGAACGTCCCGGATTCGTGCGGATGGCCGACAACAAAGCCCTCGGCAAAATCTCCGGCCGATGGGTTGAGGAAAACCTTGCTCGCGACCTCTACGAAATCGCCGGAGCCCCGAACGATGCCCTCAAGATCTATGACGCGATGCTTGGACTTTGGAAGGAAACGCACACGAGTTGGAACCCGGCCACTCACGGGCGCAACCTCATCGGCAACTTCATGTTCGCTGATTTCGGGTATTGCTCACCCGTTTCTCCTGCAAACCTTCAATTCTACGGACACGCCTGGAACCTTGTCGTGGGCCGCAAGGCTTCGGGCGGAGTGACGTTTGCGGAACTCTTCCGCGAGGGTGTTCTCGGTTCGGACATCGGAAGCAAGGAATTCGCCGCCGCCATCGCTCAAATGACCCTGCCGGAGAAGCCGCCCGGCAAGTTTAAGGCGATGATGATGTCGCTCCGGGCCGGGGCCAACAAAGCCTACGAGATCGAGGACGCCCTCTTCAAAACCGCCGCCTACGCGAAGGCGAAGCAGTCGGGCATGAGTCCAAAGGAAGCCGCCGCGCACGTCCGCCTGTGGTTCCCCTACTACGACAACGTCCCGAAGACCGCCACGGTGCGCAACCTGAAGCGGACCATCATGCCGTTCTTGTCGTTTTACTACGAAAGCGGTCGGATCTTGCTGAACGCCATGCAGTATCGCCCTGCCACCCTTGCGAAGTGGATGGCGATCCCTGGTCTTGTGACGGTCTACTCGTTGGCCGCCCTCGGTTACGGACTCCCGGGCGATGACGACGAACGCAAGCGCAAGGCCCGGGAAGCGATCTACGCGGAGATGCGCGGACGCCGCAAGATTGGTCCCATCACGTTGCAGTTCTCCGCCCTCATGCCAGGGCTCGACGATCAAGGCCGCCCGATGATGTTCGATATGACGAACATTAACCCCTACGCCAACTCCCTCGGGATGCGGGTCGAGGAAGGGCGCGAGGATCCCGGATTCGCCGTCCAGCTTGGACGCTCATGGTTTTCCTCCCCGGTTGCCAGCACGGCGTTGAACCTCATGCTGAACCGCGACCCATTCACCGACAAGCCTCTGGTGCATTCGGAGATGGACGCCGGAGAAAAGGCTATGGCGATCGGAAACAAGATGCGCGACATCTGGGCTCCGGCCTTTGCCGCATCCTACGGCGTGGTGCAAAAGACCGTCGAGGGCACCACCGGGGGCGGTGACGTGCAACGATCCACCATGGAGCGCCGCACTGCCGGGGGCGATGTCGTCCGGGCTTGGACCGGCTTGGACTTCCGCAACGCGAGCCCGCAAGTCTGGCGCATCGCGAACCGCTGGGCAGAACGCAACGGCTACAGCCTTGGCGCGGATCCTGGGGGCGACACTACAAAGCTGGGCCGGGCTCGGCAACGAGTCTATCAAGCGATCCTGAACAACGACGTAAATGCCGTCGAACGTGAGCTGACCAATCTTGCGGAAGTCGGCGCAGCGGACGGCAAAACTCCCAACGCGATCACGACACCGAAGCAACTGGTTGACTTGATCGACGACCGCAATCCACTCCGGGGGATCAAAGGTGATAAGGGCGAAGATTCGGCGGCCAAGATCGCCCGATTCAAGCGCGACATTTCCGATCCAGAACGCGCGAGCGTTGAACGATTGGAGTCCGAATGGAAGGCGATGCGGGTCCGCGCTGTCCGTGAAATCTGGCGCGAGATCGCTCAACGACGCGCCAAGAAGTGAAACGCAAAAGGGCGGCCCCACTCAGGGCCGCCCAAGTCGGTCACTCTCCGTCAAAAGGTCAGGCAAAGGCCAGATCCAAGATCGCCGAGAAGTCGGCCCGGTAGTTGAGCCCAAGCGGAGGGGGGCCAAGTCGAAGGGTCACGGTCTCAACGCTGGCATCGGTCACGATGAGGTTGAAGACGGCGAGACTTCCATTGGCCCCGCCCGTCAGAGTCGCGGCCCCAAAAGCGCCGTTGGCCATAGTCTCGGTTGAGACGATGGAATCCCCGGCGTTGCCTGCGGTGTCAGCAGTGATGGTCACAGTGCCGGTGCCTGATGCGCTCACGATGGCGCTGGCGTCGGCGTTTATCGCGGTCACGAGATCGGCCCCGGCGTTTGCGGCGCTTACGTCAACCCCGGCAGTTGTGGTGCCGAGGGTCGAATTGTTGAAAACATTGCTGGCGTGGGTCAAACCTTGGCCAAGTTCGGCGGTGACAATGCTGTTGCCTTGCGTCCCGGTGAACCGAGCCGTCAGGGTCAAGATGTCAGCCGAGAACGCCGATGCCGCCGTGACGGTGGTGTTCGCGACATTGAACCCGTCTCCGCCGTTGATCGCCAGCGGAATCGCCAACTTGGTCGCCGCCTCGCTCCCGCCGATCCCGATTTCGCCCGGGGCGTTGGTTGCGCCGGTCACGAAGACGTAGGTCTGGGTGCCAATGATGATCGTGTCCCCGGCCGTCACCGGCTCGGCAATCGTCAGGATGCCTTGCGCCTTGGTGCCTCGTGCTGAGACATCCACCGCGACGTTGCCAGAGGTAAGGGCCGTGGCCCCAGTGCGGAACTGATAGACCCGGCTCCCGATTGTGACCGTCTCACCGTCAACCACGACGCCGGAAATGGTGAGAGTGCCGGTCGATGCCGTCGCCGTGGCGTTGGTGATGACGATGTCTTTCGTATTCGGGTGGGTGCCGTTGATCGCATCAACGGTCGTGCATCCATCACCCGCGATGATGGTGGCATTGCTCGCCACCGCGTGAGAGGTGCCGTCGTTACAAATCCGCGCCCGAAGCAAGGCCCCGGAGACCGGGTAAGCATCGCCGTTGGAATCAACTAGTGTGACGGTGACATTTCTGGCATTGGCCGCCTCCGCTGCTGCCGTGATCTCAAACGAGAGATCAAGGGCGGACAAGTTTTGAACCTGATCGCCCTGATCGTCGATGACAATCAGTTCGTCGGATTCATTGAGACGAACTGCGAGTTCGTTGTGGTTGGCCCGGTAGGTTTGATCCGACTTCGGGCGAGATAGTGACAGAAGTTGTGACATGCCTTTCAGGTTCCCTGATTTTCGGCAAAGTCAAACTGTTGCGCGTGGTTTTGCGCGGTGTTACCCCTCAATCACCACTTTCGCCCCTGACCACTCCTTGCGCTTGTCTCGAAGGAACTCATCCAAAGCCGTGAGGATGCGGTCTTTCATCACGTCATCCTTGACCTTGTCTCGGTGTTTGCGCACCGCGTGAACCAGCTTGATCTCCTTGCCGTCGGCGACAAAGAAGAAACCCGCGACAGCTTCGGTGCCTTTCGGGAGGTTGTCGGCGAATGCGGAGAGTCCTGCGTTGAGGGCTTCAGTTGGGCTTTCGGTCATGAGTCTTTCCTTGCATGGCCAACACGGCCCGGTGTTCCAAAGTAGCGTCCCGGTGATGGATGACCATCGGGAGCGTTCCGCCCGCTGCGACATATTCGTCAACGCGGCGCTGGCGTTCTTTGGCCAACCAGTCAAAAAAGGAACCTACGCCTGACTCGCGTTCGATTTCCTCGTGAGCCAACAACGCGGCCCGGACCTTGTCTTGAATTGGGATCATGCGGAAAGCTCCGGGGTAGCCTTGAGCTGCTTGCGATCCAGCGTCTTCTCGGCCAGAACGTCGATCTCGACCTCGATCGGAAGCACCGAAATGAACCACCTCGGGGTCTTGGCAGGCACGCCGCACCCGGTTTGCACAAGTCGGTCCTGCCGTGATGGATCGTTGAGCAAGTCGGTGTATTCGGAAAGCGTCAACCCGCGCCCCTGATAGACCATGAGGTTCCGCGCGTAGTCCCACCGAAACCAATCCTGGGGATGCATCCCTGACGGCGACTTGATCTCGTCTTTGTCACCCGGGCGCAAGCTCTTGACGTGGTTTAGGTAGACCAAATACCGCCATTCCGTTTTCGCCTTCGCCATCGAAGTTTAGGATGCCCTGATTGTTCGCGTTGTCCAACAAAAAGCGCCGCCCCGTTTCCAGGGCGACGCCAGTTGAGGTTCGAGTGACCGATTGATTACGCGGCCAAGGTCGGCTTCCTTCCGCTACAGAAGCTCAGGCCAACGTGGTTGATGGCGGTGACCATCACCGCGAATCCGACCTGACGGTCGATGAAGTCATACGCGATCTGGTGGCCGTAGACCGAGGACACCGCCGAGCAGTTGACCATTCCAAGGTCGCGCAGCTCGTTGGTGTAATGGTTGGTATACATCCCGCGTCCGCGAATGATGGCCGTGGAGCCCATCGCGTAGCCGAACCCGTAGGGAACTCCGTTAGCCGTCACCGGGCAGATGAACGAACCTTCCGGGTGGGTCGAGGTGTTGTTGGCCGAGGACCAAACCACGTTGCCGCAGTTGGTCCCGTTGGCCAGCGCCACGTCGTGGACCATGTAGCCGTCCGCGTTGTGAGACGCGATGCGATACATGCCCCATTTCCCACGGTCAGCACCGCTCAGGTTCTCGATCACCACATACCGAGGAGCGTCCTGCGGGGTGCCAGCGTCCGGAGCCGCCGGGCTGTAGGCCGCGCCACCGCGAGGGCCTTTGCCGCTCGCGAAGGTGTAGCTGTAACCTGGGAACCAGCGCAACGGCTTGGTGTATTTGCTGAGGTCGGCGAGGGCCGAACGATAGCCACCGTAGATGTAGCGGTTGCCGCCGGTCAGGCCGGAGGTGAGGGCCTTGCCGAGGAACGCAACAGGGGACTGTTCGCACCCGATCGCGCCGTGGTTCGCGGCATTGACGATGTCACGCGAGCGAATGATGTTTCCATCAAGCTCATGCAACCCGCCCGCGTAGATCACGTTGGCGTCGCCGCGAACGTCGGCATTCTGGTGGACACCGTTCGCGATCAACTCCTTGCGCAACGGAACCAGAGCGGTGCTCGGAAACGCATACATGTATTTGTTGATCGGGTTGCCCATCCCATCCTTGCCAACCTTTGCCGGGGGAGTCCCGGTGAGGCGGAGAAGGCTGGACAGGTTGATGATGTCGTTGATGCCGACCGAGTCGTTCAGGGTAAGCTGATCAAAGCTGGACTTGCCGCCCGCAAAGAACGTCCCGGTGGCATTGGTCCCAAGGATGAAGGTCATCCCCATGTCTTCGACCATCCAATCAGCGGCCTGTTCGCCGAGGCGTTGGACGGCGGATGGGTTCATGAGTTCGGCCCGGAGACCCATCAACTCACCCATCCGGGCGGTTTCAGAGTAGCCAAAGCGAACCCAGTCAACCGTCACGTCGAAGCCGTTCAGGAGACGGCGGTCAAACTTGTTTGCGTCGTCGAACGCATTGTCGCCCGTGACGGGGACGTTGGCGTGACCGGTGGAGGTCGTGATGCGCAGGGTTTGACCGTTGCCCTTGGAAGTGTCGGTCTTCGAAAGAATCATAGAATCCTCCGAAGTGCCCTCCATTCCCATAGTCCAATTCTTGGAGCGTTCGCCGTAGCGAATCACCTTGTCCCAGATTTTGCGGACTTCCGATTCCGCCCCGGTGCGCACCGCTTCGCCGTAGTTCGGCGAAGAGAGCAGGGTCGTGATCGCATCCGTTCCAACAAGTGCAGGATTAGTAGCCATTTTCTTAGTGTGTTATTGTGTTTGAGTTAGTCGTTGAGTTTGCTCTAACGGCCAATTCCACGGGTTACAGACCGGCTGCTGCGAGTTGTTCGAGCAGTGCGGACGCCGATGTCTTGGCCGCCGGGGCGGTTGTGGTCGAGGAACCTCGACCGGTTGGCGGCTTGGCTACCGGGGACGGGGATGTTGTGACGGGTCGCTCAGTGGTCGCCGCTCTTTCGCGGCGGGCCGGGGTCAGTCCGAGTTCAGCGGCGACAAGATTAGCCACGACCTTGGCGAGATCCGCACGGGCAAGCCGGGGGTCTCCAGTCGCGGACCATCCATCGAGGATTTCCTTCGCCCGAGAGTTTGCCGGGTGAGTTTCGTCCGCGAGTTCCGGGTAGATCGAGCGAGCTTCGGCCTCGTGCCTGTCGAACTCCGCCCAATAAGCCTTTTCATCCGCAGCTTTTGCGGCTTCCAGCTTCGGGGCGAGCTTCGTCAGGGCGCGGATTTCGGCGGCCTTGGCCTTGGCTTCCGCCTTGGCTTCGTCGTCGAACTCATCCACCGCACGATCAAGGGCTGCATCGGCTTCGGCCTGAAGGACTTCGATCCGGGCCTCAAGTGAGGCAAGGTCGTGAATTCCTTCGGGCAGTCCGTCAATGGCGGGCCTATCGGGTTGCGCGGTGGTTGGCTCAGTCTTCGGAGCGTCCACGATCCCCAGGGCCGCTTTGGCTCGGGTTTCGGCTTCGCTCGGGCTGATCTTGACTCCAGTCTTCGCCAGCTCCCGGGTGATCGTGAGGGACATTTCCCACACGTCATCGCGCGGGATTCGCATCCGACGCGTTCCAGGCTCATGCTTGACCTCTCCGGGATCCTCTTCCTCCTCTTCGGCTTGCGCTGGTTCCGTGGTCTCAACCGGGGCGTCGCCCTCGGTTTTTGGTTTCGGAGCCAGAAGCGCCGCGAGTTCGGCAAGTTCCGGGTCATCATAGGTCACAACATCCCCGGCTCCGTCAGCCGTTGCCAGGGATTGGGTATCCGTCCCCTCAAGGACGGCCGTCTCAGTCGTATCGGCGGCGGACGTGAGCCCAGCCTGTTCGAGTAATGACATGCCGCCATCATGACCCTTTCGCGCACGCTCGCACGGGTAACTTGAGGGCTCGGTTTGCGATGGTTGCGCGTGGTGTCAAGCCCAAAGTTTCGCTATTCACGAAAGGCCCATACAATGCGCTCATGAACGAACTCGAAGGCTTCATCAAAAAGCACAACGGCACCCCGGACCCGGAGCCTGCTTATGACAAGCCGGTCGCCGTCTTCGATTCCGTTCTGAAACGCCGACTTCAGGAGCACCCGGACGGCCGACGATTGGAAAAGCGCCTTGTCGAGCATTGCATCGCGGAAAAGCTCCGATGCGAAAACGAGCTTGGCCGCGATCACGCGCACGCCACGGGATTCCTCACCGATCCGAACGCCCCGGCCAACCAGCAAGCCAAGCTCGCGGTGAGGACCCACATGGGTCAACGCAAGCTGTTCGACCTGATCTACAGCCTGGAAATGGACTGGCGTCCGATGCTCTATCCGGGCTTGTGGGATCACTCGAACGATCACATTCCGATTACAAGGCGGCAGATCCAACAGCTCGAAGCCAAGGCGCAGGGGTATTTCTTTGGAAGCGATCCGTGGTTTGGTATCGCCCCGACCCCGCTGGGCAACAACGACGCCGAGATCGCCCCGGTCGTTGAGGGATGGGCGCGATGGGTTGTTGACCGGGCCGATGCCGTCGAAGTGCTCAACATCGCCACGGCGCAAGCGTTCCGGCGCGGGGAAGGTATCACGAAAACCTCGTGGCTCCGCCGTCCCGACTATTACGAGACCGATGCCGAAGTCGTGGTGGACAAGGGCAAGCCGATCTTTGCCAAGGACGGCGATTACATTTTCCGCTCCGACCAGTGGATTCGGAACAAGGACGAGAACGGCACGGTGCAGTTCATCTTGGCCCGGGATGGGTTCACAATGCTCCCGACCTACGCCCAGGAGCCTGATCAACTTCAATTCGCCGTCCACACGGTCGAGCGAATTGTGGATTCGGACAACAGGGCCGTCATCGATAACGTCGATTTCAGGGATTTCCTGATCGGCCTCACGGATCGGGATGTCGATACGGCTGCCTTTGTTGGCCACATCTACGACATGCCCGCGCTGTCGTTGACGGCGGAGTATTTCCAAAGTGGCGGTAAACAGGAGGATTTTCCGAACCTCTTGGCCTACATTAAGTCGCAGGGCGTCGGCAGCACGAACCCGAAGAGCGCCAGGGAGCAACCCCGGGAGGATCTTGGCGAGGCGATGGGGATGGGCGCGTCAACCACGCAGTTCACCGACACCACCAAACGAGGGGCCAAGATTGGCGTCCTCGAATGCTACGTGCATTTCGACGTGTGGGAAAAAGGCGAGCCTCGCTCCCTTATGGTTTTGATCGACATCGACCAGCAGAAGCCGATTTTCTACGACTACGCGAGGAATGTGTTGCCGCGCGGCAAGCGTCCGTTCTCAATCGTCCGCATCAATCCGGTCGATGGTCGTTGGCATGGTGAGGGGATGGCTAAGTATTTCTGGCGGCTCAACTGGTCCGTGGACACCACCGCCAACCGCTTCGCGTTCCAGACAATGACGACGGGAACGGTAAGCGCTTTGGACAAGTCCGCCTTCACGGATTTCGAGGAGCAGGACGGGCCGGTCACGATCAACGGGGGCGAGCAGTGGAACCTCAAACCAGGCAGGCAGTTGGAGGAAGCGTTCCAGGTCAAGAGCATCGTGCCGGTCAACCAAGCCGATCTCTACACCTACCTCGAACTCCTGCTCCAGACGGTCCAGAACCTCACCGGCCAAGCCAACATGAACGACAACGCCACGGCGGGGTTGAACACCACGAAGACAGCCACCGGGATCAATCAGATGTCGCGCGATGGGGACCAAATGTTTGCGCCCTACATCATGCACCTGTCCCCAGGTCTGGCGCGGGCGACGCAATCCATCATTCTCCTCGCGGCTGATCGGATGCCGGACTCGCAACTGTTCCGACTCACGGACGGCGACGCGGTCAAGATGGAGGCGATTCAGCGGACCAAGGTCGTCGATCTGGAATTCGACATCACCATGACCGTCGCGAGCTTCAAGCAGGAGCAGCAAGGCGGTAAGGGCCTGGAGGTGATCGGGCTCGTCGAGCGGTTCATGGCCCTTTTGCCCGAGGTCCGGGTGATGCTGGCCCCGGTGTATCGCAAGCAGATGCAGCTTTACCAATCCCGGGAGGGTATGGCGGCAATCGATGCGATTGCGCAGATGCCGGTAATGACGGCGGCCCCGACTCCGATGTCGAACGTCACGGCGCAGCGTCCGGGCTTGGCAGCAGCGTAATCAAATACGATTCGTCGCGCTCAATCATGACGCGAATCGTCTTGGCAACCTCCGGCTCCGAGGATTCTAGCTCGCTCGCCCGGCGTTTTGCGTAGGCGTGGCCACGGTTCGCAATCTGCCGCGCGAGGCGGTATTGCCGTAGCGCCTCCGGGTTGCATGGCATCCCGAAGAACTCGTGCATGTAGGCGACGGGCTTGCTCATCTTCCCAATCCTTCGCACCGAACGACACCACGCGCAACCACGGCAAAGGTTTTTCGCTCTGTCAAGCCACTAATTTGTTGGCACTTTCCGTAACTACTGCAATTATGGCACTCACCATGAGCGCCACTGCATCACCGTTTAAGCAATCAGATCGCGTCTCCGTTTTGGAGTCCGCCGTTCAAGAGTTGACGCAACTCGTGAGAGAACTGCTTCGGTCTCACGGGCCGACCGACATCGACAACATTGAGAACCGGCGCGGCCCGGTGTTCCTCGATTCGAATGAGGTTTGTGAGCGCATCTCGTGCCACAAAAACACGCTCAACCGGTGGCGCAAACAAGGCAAAATCCCGTCCGATTGCTGGCAACGCACGGGCCACCGCTACAAATACCGGGAGCTTTGGGTTTATGGGGCCATGGCGCGACGGGCCGGAAAGGTGGGCTACTGAGATGAACGCCCCATTCATTCCAAGGACATCGTTCCGTCTGGTTCCTCCGGGTCGTCACGAGCGCAGCGGACGCACGACAGGCGGCCACGGGAAGCGTAAGCCTCTTGACATCGAACGCGCCAAGGAACTCATGGACCGGTGGGGTATCCCGATCCCCGATCCGGTCCCGCAAAAGCACTGGAACGCGACCCGGCTTGCGAAGGCTGGATTCCGCAAGGTGCGATCCATCGAGAACGGCAAGCGCGTCACGCGAGTCATCCCGATCGAGGGCTAGACCATGGTCATCGACGCCGCCGGTCTTGAGCGTGCGCTGCTCTGCGACCCGGGCGGGTTCCGGCTTTGGGCGGAGCGATACGAGAAGATCGATTTCAAGGATGGGTCGACCAAGCCCTGGAAGCTGAACATCCTTCAGCGCCGCTTTGGCGAGGCGATGGCGTGGTGCTTGGCCAACAGTCGGCCGATGCGCTTTCTGTCGCTTAAGCCCCGCCAGAAAGGCAGCTCGACCGGTTGGATGGGCGGAGTGAAGTGGTTTAGCGAATCCCAGCCGAACCCAAAGCGGACCCTTATCATCGGCCATGAGTATTCGGCAACCGACAACATGTGGGCGATCCTCAACCGGTTTATCGAGAATGACGGGTATCCGTGGGATGGGCCGGTCAAGGTCACGGACAAGAAAATCACTTTCCCGAACCGGTCGATCGTTCAGAAGGAAACGGCCCGGGACACGCGGGCGGGTCGATCGGCGACGTGCCAGGTCATCATTGGAACGGAGGTGGCCCACTGGGCGCAGTTCGGAGTTGCGAACGCCGACAACGTCCTCTCGGGGATGATGAACACGATGCCCCACCTTCCGGGGACGCTTGCGGTGTTGGAGACGACGGCGAACGGCCCGAGCGGGGTGTTCTTCGATTACTGGACGGCGGAGACCACGCAGTTTTTGCACGAAGCCAAGCAGAAGGATCTCCGAGGCTGGATCAAAATCTTCGCCGGGTGGCACGAGTTTGAGGACAGCAAAGACGAACTGACGGACGCGCAGAGGGAGGAACTCATGGACAATCTGACCGAGGAGGAAAAGGGCATCATGGCCCGGCTGGGGATTGGGCCGGAATACATCGCATTCCGCCGCCGAACGATCGCCACGGAGTTCAAGGGTGACGCCAACCGGTTTAAGCAAGAGTTCCCGGAGAATCCCGAGGAAGCATTCACGGCATCAAGCCCGTCGTTTTTTTCCAACTCGGGTCTCGGACGACTCGAAACCGTCATTGGCGAGATGGTCCCAAGCGGAGGCATTCTCGACACGTCACCAACGAACCGCAAGATTGCGATCTTCTCCCCGGTTGGCATGGAACAGGCGATGTGGTTGCAATACGAGCCGCCGATTAAGGGACGCCGCTACGTCATCGGGTGCGACTTCATGACCGGCGTCGCCTCAGACGAGAAAGGCACGAACCGAGATCACCACGGCATCATCGTCCTCCGGCAAGGCTACCACGACGAACGCGGCTGGCATCCTCCAAAAATCGTGATGCGCAACCGTTGGCCGTGCCAATGGATGCCGGACATTGTCGCGGAACAGGTCTACCTTGCCCATCGACTTTACGGCGGAGCGTTCATCGTCCCGGAGCGCAACTGCGGGACAGACATCATCCGGGATCTGGTGGACTGGGGCGCGACTGTCTTTGAGGGCCGGGACGGGGTGGACATCAACCAAGAGGTCAAGAAGTCGCGGCCATCCGGGCGCTACGGATACCTCACCACGGCGGAGAGTCGGCGCACGATGTTGGCCCAGCTTAACCAAGCGGTGCGGGATTTCCCGGAATGGGTCGGGACCGGCGAAAACCGCGTGCTTGTCAATCCGACGGGCGGGATCGTGGTGGACCGGCGCACCTTGGACGAGATGCGCCTTTTCGTGCAGCACAAAGATGGGAAGTTCCGGGCGTTGCAAGGGCAACACGACGACTCTGTGATGGCCCTGGCGTTGGCCTATGCGCTGATCGACGCGGCGACGGTCTACACGCCTCCGGGCAGTCAGGGCGGATGGATTCCCGGGGACGGGCAGCAACGGCAGGCAAGGCCGCGACCGTTCGGGATTTGATCGTCGCCCCCATCCCGGTTCGCCGTAGGATGGGGGCTTATGGACGATCCAAACGAGGCGGTCAGCTTTGACCGATTTCCGCGCGAAGTCAAGCGGTCACGGGTCCGTGGTGGCGTTGGCGTAAGCGTAGGCGGAATTGCCGCACGTCAAGCCATCAAAGGACGCTGACTGTGATCGTGCTGCTCCATGCGGATGATCCGCCTGCGTTGTTGGCCCGAATTCGATAATCGACATCCACAGGTCCGGTAATGGAGTGCGTGTAGCTGATTGTCCCGGCCGTGAGTGTTGCCAGCGGAAAAAAGGACGGTGCGGTTCCGTATTCCAGTTCGTATTCGGACTCTCCGACGACGTCGGTCCATGTGAGGTCGGCATATCCGGGCGATGTTGAGCTGCCTGAAAAGCTTCCCGGGGTGGCCGGTGGTGATACTGGCGGAATCAACCGTGCCCTGCGTCGTTGTGTCCCGAACACATTCATTACCACGCAACGGATGCCGCACCCTCCAAGTATTGAAGTTTGACTCCAATCAATCGAGCGTCGGCATTAAGGGTATCGGAACCGTTTGCGACTTCGCGAGTGATTTCAAAGACGATCAGGTCATCAGTTGCTGGTGTGTTTCCGATGGTGATGGCTGCGCTGGCCGCCGTGATGTGGCAATCATTGGCCGTGATCAATGTGTCCGTGACGACTTGCTCGGTGCCATAGGCAGAATCAAGAGCATCGTCATCAGAGTTTGCCCGAGCTCGGATACCCCAACCGACCCCGCCCGACCCGCTTGCAGCAGTCCAGTAAAACTTCGCCTTGATCGTTCCCCGCCCGTAGCGATTCGGCAGGCTGACGCAAAACGTCGCGCCTTCCTCGGTGGTTTGATCGAAGTCCAAAAAATCGAACATCACGTCGTTGGTCGCCAACTCAACGGTGGATTGCGCCGGACCGTTGGTCGTGCGCGGGATGATCGAACCAGCACCGATCCAGACTTCGCGATATGCAAACGCCCACGCAGGCACTCCGGCAACAAGCTCCAAGACGCTCCCATTGTTGTCGCGTGGCAGTTCAATCCAGTTTGATGCGTTGCGGACGATCAATGAACCCTCGTTCGATCCAATAAGGGCATCCAGGGCTTGCGTGATGGTTTTCGCCGTAGGCACCGCCGAGGCTCCGGTGGCGTTCATTACGATGGTGTTTGCCGCCTGTGCCGCCAGTCCTGCAAGCGGGAGTCCCGCGCAGTTTGTCAGCGTGCCGCTTGTCGGGGTTCCAAGAATAGGAGTCACTAGTGTAGGGGATGTGGCAAATACCGCAGCCCCAGTTCCGGTCTCGTCGCTCAAGACCCCGCGAAGTTGCGCCGATGTTGTGGCCGCAAACTGCGAGAGCGGGTTGGCGACAAGTGCGTCGCCTGTGGCGCTCAGTCCATCCAGCTTGCCGAGGTGCCACCGGCTTCCGTCCCATCGACCAATCAACAGCACCCCGGCGCCCCCTGTGACAGAGAAATTGGCGCCACCGCAAAGGATGTTATCGCTCCCGCTCGCGTAGTGCTTGACCGTCACGGTTGAGCCGCTGGCCACGGTGAGAAACACGACCTGTTCCGTCGCCCCGCCCGAGATCGTCGAAAGCGTCGTGGTGCCGCTCAGGATGTGGCTGGACTGCGATACGGTCACGGCACCGCCCGTGATGGTCAGCGTCGTGGCGGCGGCGAACTTGACTCCGAACAGGGATTGGATGGCAGATCCTGCGACGGTGCCATCCGCCTTAAGGAGTCCCGTTGTGGCTGGAGTCAACGTCCCGGCAGAGTCGTCGTAGGTCCACGAGATCCCGCCACCGTTTTGGATCATCACCGCGACGGTGTCTTGCACGCCCTCGGTGGTGAGTCCGCCAGATTCGAGCGCAGCAAGGCGTCCGTTGACCGCCGATGACGAGTAGGCTTTAGTCAAGGACGGGGTCGCGTCGTCGATGATCGAGCCCGAGGATGCTGCCGTGAGTCGGCCCTGTGCGTCCACCGTGATGTTGGCCAAGGTGTAGCTCCCTGCCGTGACTGCGGTGTTCGCGATGTTTCCGGCTGGGAGTTGGCCAACGACGCCGGTTGAGAGAGGGAGCCCGGTAGCGTTGGTCAACACCAGCGCCGTCGGGGTTCCAAGGGCTGGAGTGGTCAGTGTTGGCGAGGTTCCAAAGACGGCGTTGCCGGTGCCGGTTTTGGTCGTCAGCATCGCCAACAGGTTGGCCGAAGTTGGGGCTGCCAGGAATGCCGCGACGTTGGCAGCAAACCCAGCGATCCCTGTTGCGACCGGGAGCCCTGTGCAATTCGTGAGGGTTCCTGACGTGGGCGTTCCGAGGACTGGCGTCGTGAGAGTCGGGGTGTTGGCAAACACCAGCGAGCCTGTCCCGGTCTCATCGGTCACGGCCGCCCGAAGTTTTGCCGAGGTCGGATCCTGAAGCCACGCAAGAACTCCAGACGCCAGACCGCCAAGCGTTCCGAACGAAATCCCAGCCACAAACGAGCGCACCCATGACGTGTTGGCCGCCTTGGTCGAGTTGTCGGCCCCGTCCGCAGTTGGGATGGTGACGGTTCCGGTGAAAGTCGGGCTTGCCAAGGTTGCCACGTCAGCCCCGTCCTTCTTGACGACCACCGCGTTGATGTAGGCAATCGGCTCGGCGCTGCTTCCAATTTCGAGCGTGTCGCCGTTGGTGGGAGGGAGGATCTTTCGTGCGCTCATTGCTGGCGGGGGAGGCTGGAGTTGAAAGCGATGCCGAGCGTGGTCTTGATTCGAATCATGTCTTCGGTCTGAGCCAAGTCTTTTGCGTGCGCCTCTTTCATCTCCGTGATCCGTTTCTCGCCTTCAGCGTAAAGCGTTTTGGTGGCCACGGAATCGACGTAAAGCCCGATCGCAGAACAAAGGATTACCGTGTAGGTGGCGATGATGGTGGCTCCTTTGCCGAGCCCGCTCCATGTGGGTCCAGTGGAACTCGCAACGCTCTTGACTTCATCGCGGACGCTCTTGATTTCCGCCATGATGCCTCGGATGGCGTCAACGGTGGCCGTGCCGTCGCGTTTCACGGTCTCCGCAAGCGATGTCAGCCCTTGCTGGACCAGCGCCACGGTTTGCGCAACCTCGCTTAACTCGTGGGCGAGTGTTGTAACTCGATCGTGGCCCGGCTCCGTCATCGTTCGTTTCCGTGAAATCCGAGCACCGGCCATTCGTCTGCGGTTGAAAGTTTCCGATCACCGCTGGCGATGATCGCTTCGTAAATTGCGGCGTTGGGAGCGATCACGCATCCTTGAGTCCAACGGCGACGGGCGGCCCGAAAGCCTTGAACCAAACGGAACGCAAGCCGCGCGGCCCCGAGAATCGCCGGGAT